GTGATCGAGTTCATGCCCCACTTGGCGAATCGCTTAAAGCGCCCAGTGATCGTCCCGTTTCCTACTGCCGGAGCAACCCCGGTCGACGACCAGACTGGCGTGTAGGCCGTGAATGCGCTGCCCAGGGTCGCGTCGACTGCGGCGGCCAGCGACTGGATGTCCGAGGCCACGTTGGGCACGTCGCCGTTGGTGGGAAACGGCCACGCGAAGTTGGTCGTGGTGCCTGCCATCTAAACCACCAATCCAGGTTGCAACGCGCGAAGAGTGATGCTCATGGAGCCCGCAGTAAGTGGCAGCGTGAAAGCGCTCACGACCTGCGTGCTGGGGGGTAGGTTCCTCGCACTGATGATGAAGGTATCCCCTAGCTCCAGGGACGCGTCAGCAGCCATGCCGATGGTCCAGGAAATCGTGAGCGAGCGGGCTTGATGCAGCGCCGCTCGGGCCATGGACAGAGCCTGGTTCTGGGTCTGGGCGGCCGGCGCCTGGAGCAGTTTGGACTTCAGCCCGAATTTGCCACCCACGAACGTCGGCGACGCGGGATCGTTGTCGAACTGCGTGGCGTACACCGGGGCAGTGCCGTCCGCGCGCTCGCCGACCGCGGTGATGCCGTTGAAGACGTTCTCCCGCGAGCGCGTCGGAATGGCACTCAGCAGCGCTCCGCCAGGACCGTCGGACAGCGTCATCAGCGGCGTCTGGTCAACCGTCCAGGGGATGAAGCGCATGACGTAGTCACCGTTGGCTAGGACGTACCAGAACGCCGATCCAGCGGCGGCCAGGTCGTCGCAAGCGGTCGCCCGGTTCCATTCCCAACTCATGGCCGGAGTGACGCCGCTGATGGCGTCGAAGGTCCCGAACGTAGCGTCCGGGACGCCGTCCAAGACGATCCGGCGGAACTCCGCACTCAGCTTGTTCGACGTTTCCGAGTTCTCGGGGAAGATGAAGCCGGCGTCGTTGATATCGCCAGCTCGGTCGACTGCGGTGATGCTCACCGTTCCGTTGTCATCAAGCGTGGCATCGTTGATCCGACCTCGGAACGTCTGCCACTCGTACGGCACGCCTGCGCCCGGCTTGATCCCTTGGAACACTCGCAGCTCGTTGCCGTAGGGCGCGAGCAGGTCGTCGATCTCGGCAGGGAACAGGCTCTGGTCAGTGCTCAGTTCCAGTTGGCGAGTGACCTGTGAGTTGAGCGTGGCGCTTACGCTTCCCTCGAACAGGGGCAGGCCGGCATCGCCGTAACTATCGATGCGGACGTCCTGAGCCCAGACCTCGACCCGTGTGGTTGGGTGATGGGGACCGGCCAGGAGGGCGCGGTACAGGGCGTCAGTGCCACCAGGGAGCATTAGAACGGCCCCTGCCACAGTGCGTTGTAGGTAGGGAACGCAGCGTTCAGGGCGGTGTATGTGGCGTACTGGACCGGAATGGTTGCGTAGATCCAGATGCTCGCGGCCGGCGGCGGTGAGTTGGTCGCCAGTCCGAGCAGAACCGAGGTCCAGGTCAGGCCTGCGGCCGTGGCTGCCGCGAACGTGAGGTACTTCTGGCACAGATCGGCCCAGCGGTCACCAAGGATGCCCTCGGCTAGGCCCGCCGGGCGGTCTACCTCGACATAGGGCAGTGCGTTCAGTCGCCACTGACGCCGATGATCTGTCGACAGTCGGGAGACCGAGTAGTCGCCCACGCTCATGTACTGATCTGGGATCGCGTAGGCGGCCGGACCTTCGAAGAAGAGCACGTCACCGTCGGCGTTGAGCGTGATCACGGCGTCCCGGTCGGCAAAGCGGCGCGTCACCAGGTTCAGTGTGGACGCGATGCCGCCACGCGTGCGCGTCATCGCGATCGGGTTCTTGCGGTTGTTGATCACGGCCACCGTGGTCCGGTTCCCCCGGACCTCGATATCCATGGAGACGAAGAAGATCGCGCTCTCGGGCAAGCAGTCGGGCTCCTGGGGGATTTCCAGGACCACGCGCTGATCGGCCCACGGTCGCAGCGGAGCCTTCAGCCACAGGTCCTCGCCGCTAGCTAGGACCTCACCCGGCGGAGTGTCCGTCGCCGTGCCGGCCGCGACCGTACCAATGAGCCCGTCAGTTATGTAGATCAGCGGCACATCCAGGGGGGCTTCGGTGTCGTAGAAGATCGCCTGGCCGCCGGACAGCTCGATGTAGTCCCCCGAGCTGTCCGAGAACGTGTTGGGTCGCACGACGGTCAGCGTGCCGTCGCTGAGCAGCCGCTGGACGCGGGCGAAGGTGGCACCAGTGTCGGTGAAGTTGACCTGGATGAGCACTCGCCCGTATGCGGGCTGGGCGGCCGTGAAGATGGAGGGCATCAGCCACCGACCGCAGCCAGGCGCGGACCGTACTTCATGCCGCGGCCGAACGCCTTGAAGCCCTTGCTCTGGACCTTGACCACCCGCGCGTCGAGCTGCTCGTTGCCGATGTACACCGCCACGTTGGTATCGCCACCATCCTGCATTTGGCTCAGGCCCGACTGGTCCATGAGCTGCTTGGCGCGAGCGGGGTCGGTCAGCGGGATGATGGCCTCCGGCCCCGCCTCACCTGTCCAGCGCCAGGCCGGCCCGTCGGTGGCCGGCGTGCCGGCGGCGTAGCCGCGGTCCCGCGTCCCCGTCTTGGCCGGGGTCGAACTGAACACGTGGATGGCGCCCTGGGTCACGTCCTGGCCGAGCAGTGCCTTCAGCTCCTTGAGCTTGTCAACCGCCCACTGGATGGCCGTGAAGACCAGCAGTACCGAGGTCAAGATGTCCCGCAGTACGTACAGGAAGATCCCGGCGTCGGTGATCAATTGCTGCATGGCCATATGACCCTCGTCGCTGGCGAAGAAGTCTGCCAGCGTGGTGATCACGTCGATGAGGTTGTCGAAGAAGGTGTCGGCTGCGTTCTGCCGGTCGGTCGATCCCAGCAGGGACTGGATGAGGTTCCAGCCGGCCGAAGCGAAAACCTTCAACTTCTCCAGGGCTCTGTTGAAGTTGTCGAGAAACTTGTCCAGCTGACCGTTCTTGGAGATGGTGTCCAGCCAACTGCCGAAGGTCGTCAGAGAACTACCGATTCGGGCGAACAGATCCTTCAAGAACGGCGCCGAAGCTGTCGACAGGCTCATCAGGCCGTTCACGATGGTGAGTACAGCCGGCGCCAGCTCCCGCTCGAAGCTATCGGCCAGGTCGAACATGACTGCGATGAACCGGCGCCCCTGCGGGCTGGCAAACAGCCGCAGCAACTGGTTCGTGAAGAAGCCCCCGTCCAGGGCGAGCTGGCGAAAACCGGCGACGAGGGTAGGCCCCAATGCCTTTCTGACGACCGTCAGCGCGCCAATGAGGGGCTTGAAGAAGTACTCCTGCGCGGTGACGCGAAGCTCGTGGAAGAGCGGCAGCATTTGCTGGAACTCTTTGGCCACCGAGCGGGCCGCGGGAGTCAGATTCTTGAGCGCCTCGGCGATCTGCTTGGGATCGCCGGACATGATCGCGGAGATCGCAGTGCCGAAACCATGGAAGGCAACGATCAGCGGAACGATGCCTGCGACCGCGGCCGAGAAGGCACCCGGCAGCAGGTAAACCACGTTGACCAGGGCGGCCAGCTGGGACACCAGCGCGATGATGGCGGGTATCAGTGTCACCACGCCGAGTCCGACGATCCAAGCGAACGGCCCGTTGCTGCCGACGTTGCCGATCGAGGAGCCGATAGACGGGATGATCCCGCCCGCTCCCTTCAGGGCCGATTGTAAGCCGTTGGTGAACGCCTTTCCAGCTTCACTTCCGAGTCGATCGAAGGATCCCTTGCGTCCACCACTCTGGTTCCCGCTGAACAGGCCGAGGAAGTCCGAGAAGATCTTCTTACCTTCTTTTTCGAGCTTCTTCTTGGCTCCCTCGACCACATCGCCAGCGACCTTGTCCCCGGCGCTCTTCGACTTGGGCTCGGCCGCCTTGGCGATGGCTTCGATCTCCACGCCCAGCTCGTTGGCAAACGGCCGAGAGTCCGCGTGCACTTCGATGTACGCGCGGCCCAGCACGTTGCCAATAGCCATGACGTCATGATAGGGGCGAGATCATCGGGATCATAGCGACTGGTTCATGGCGGCCAAGAACGCGGCACCCTCTGTCGCTTCGTCCAAAGGTTCCTCAAAGCCGGGGGGTGCTTCATTGAGTTCGTTCACTAGATCGACGAGCTTCTTGGGCTCCATGTGCTCCTGGAGCACGCCAAGGACCGCGGTGAGGAACCGGCCAAGACTGATGGCGTTCAGGTCCAGCATGATCATGCCGCCGATGCGAAGCCATGATGCCTTCGCCAGCGTTGCCAGCTTGAGCGTGAACCACCAGCGGTAGCCAGAAGCTGCTTCTAGAACCTCCATGGCCACTAGGGCGGCATCCCGGAAGTCCACCTGACCGTCGAGCATGGCGTCATCCAGGGCTTCGCCAGCGCCAGCGAGGCCCGGGAAGATGTCCTCGTACATGAACTGGTCTCGCCAGAGCAGACTCAGCCAACCGTCCGCGGTCATGGCGGGAATGCGCCATCGCTGGCCGAGGTAGAGGACCTCGATCGTGACGGGACTCAGCGAGGCTATCGGGTCGCAGATGACTGGCGGCAGGTCGTAGCGCTCAGCGGGCGCGTCGAACGCGCTTTGCGGGGACGGGCTTGTCATTGGTCTCCTCGCTCTGGCCGGCCAGGATCAGGTTCTGGAGGTCAGCGACCTTCAGCGTTCCGTCAATGAGTGCCTCGTCAACAAGCTCGATGCTTTCTATCGATAGCATGCGCTCGAAGATCCGGAAGATCAGGCCCATGCCGCTGATAGCCCGGCCCTCGGGGTCGCGCTCGACGGCACTGGCCGTCTTGGACAGCACGACAATTTGCTCCTCGGTCGGCCGCTTCGAATGGACCGAGATCTTGTCGTTGAGTCTGACCAGGTAATACTTGTCGGCGTCAGGGGTAGGTACCGTCATGACCTTGATGCTAGACCAACGGAGTCGGGAAGAAGCCGAAGCGAGGCGCCTCGGTGACCAAGGGGATGAGTAGGTACCGGTTCGACTTGAAGCCTGGATGGTGCACGACGCCCTTGTAGCAAACGACCTTCCCGACTTTCAGTGGCGGATTGCCCACGCCGGCCGGCCAGTAGAACTTAAGTCCGCGCTTGCGCCGAGGCGCGATCAGGTGGGGCTTGGCGCCCTGGTGAATGACCATCGCGTACCGCTTGGCTGATCCGACCCGGCCGACAATGAGACCGCGGCGGGTCTCCTTAATGTCGATCTTGATGGACAGGTAGAGCGCGCCGGTTTTGAAGTTGTCGTTATCCAGCAGCCTCTTCCAGGCCCCGATCTGGACCTGACGGGTCAGCAGCTTTGTTCTTTCGAGTGCGTGGAACTTTGCCAGCTCCTTCGCTTTCGGCTTGTCGATGATCACCTTCGCCATCAGCAAGCCCCTTCTCGAATGCCGCGATGACGTCCTCTACCGGCTCATCATCCTCGTAAAACTCGACCGCGAGGTATCGGCCGAAGCGTTCCACGAACGCCGCGTCAACCGCCAGCTCCTGTCCGCGCTCGAACGGGCCGAAGTTCAGGATCACCTTGACGTGGATCATCAGCACTCTCCGCAGTTAGTCACCATCACGGTGATGCCCATGGTCCCACCGATGCAACCACCGTCAGGACCCTTGGACTGCCACGGCGTGACCGACACTGTCTGTGGATCCAGGGGAGCCATGAAGCAGCACAGGGCCTCCCGCATGGACTTGGCGTCCAACATCTGGCGTTCGGCCACGTAGGTCCACCGGTCGCAGTCAGCCTCGCCGATGCACCGGTAGATCCCGATTTCCATGCTCAGGCCCCAGGCGTAGGGCGAGCACTTGTCCAGCCCGAAGTCTGAGCTGGGGCTCGGGAACGGAGCGTTCTGGGCACCGGTCGGGTAGAAGCTGTCGATCCGCACGTACGCCAGCCCGCGGCAGCACTCATCAACGCCTTCGTTGGTGATGTCGAGCAGTACCGCGTCGCCCGCGCGCAGGCAGCAGATCTCCGGCGCCGGGAACACGATCGACGAGTTCTCCTGCACCGCGGCGCACAGGCAGTCCAGGAGGGTCTGAGCCTGCGGGAACAGCAGGTCGTCGGTGGCATGCCCGTCGACCGCTTCGATGCTGAGCGTGGCTGCTGGGCCGACCAGGTCCAGGATTCCTTGCTCGGGCAAGGACGCTTCGATGTCCATGGTGGCCGGCGGCCCGGCCAGGATCAGTGTGCTTGTCTCAGCCTCGCTGGCGTCAATGCTCATCGTGGCCGGCGGGCCGACCAGAAGCAGAGAGCCAACTTCGGAGACGCCTGCGTTCAAGCTCATCGTGGCCGGCGGACCGGTCAGGTCTAGCGTGCCGGCATCGCTCGGGGAGTCCGCGACGAAGAGCACGTCAGCGAAGTAGCAGTTCGAATTGAATGTGCTGTCGGGGTACTGGTCCCCGCCATCATGGAACTTGCCGTTCTGCCGGCCAGGCGTATCACCTGGGGCGGTCAGGTTTCCGCTCACGATGCTGGCGGTCAGCCCGGCGCCCGTGGCCACGTAGTGCGTGTTCGGAAAGAACGTGGCCGCGACGTAGTAAGAGCCCGCGACCACGGGAATTGGAGATGCGAGCGCGGGCGAGACGTTCCAGGCGTCGTTAACGATGCCGGTGTACGCCACGCGACCTAGCTCAGTCCCGGCCGCGTTCGAGGTCCAGGAGTAGAGCACGCCAATGGCGCCCGCGGCGCTGGTCGCGGGGATGTACTGGCGCAGGTTGGTAATGGTCCCGTTGACCGCGGGCGTGAAGACCGTGCCAACGGTGATGGGACTTCCACCGAAGATGTCGTTCAGCGCCGGAGTGGTGCTGAAGATGGATTCGGCCACGGGTCAGCCCTGCGGCTGCGTGTAGCTCCCGGACGTGATGGTGACCGTCAGTCCGATCGAAATGGTGGTCGTCGTGAGGTTCAATTCTGCTCCGGACGTACCGCAGGCACCATCAAGGACTACCGCGCCGTTCGAATCGAACGCGCGAAACCATCCCGCCGTTCCGTTGGCCACAGCGACCGCGCTGATCGCCGGGGATACCGACAACGTGGCGACGCCCACGGAAGCTGATCCGAAGGCTGGATCGTTCAGCGTGAAGGTCACCAGGAGCGTGCCAGTGGCCCCGGTGGCCGGAGTGGCGGGCTGGGAACCAGTGCGAACCTCAATCGTGGCCGGGCCGGCGCCCGCGTCCAGGAGATCGACGACGGCATCGGCTGCCGCGTTGCGTGCGCTGGTTGCTAGTCGAAGTGCCATCGCGCCTCCTTAAGGCCACGTCTGCATGCGGGTCACGGGCAAGTCGGGGGAGTACATCCGAGTTCGACTGCGAAGTAGCCCAGGGTTAAGTGCGCGGATGACATTGTCGACTTCAACAATGCCGGTCAAGCCAGACTTGATCAGCGTATCTACGTCGACCAGATTCACGCTCACGCCCTGCCGAGCGACCGAAGTAATGCGCCCCGGTAGTCGACATTCCTGACCCATGCAGGCCTTGGCGTACTCGCACGCCAGAGTGCCCGCCGCGGCCAACAGGGCGGCCGGCGGCGCGATGCCCTTGGCGTAGGTGACCTGGAACGTGTGCGCGTCGCTGGTGGGCTCGCTGTAGTCCTGGCGGTAAGGCCAGCAGTTGTGTTGGCCGTTGACGTCTACGCCAGTACGGACCAACCACACCTGGTCGTCCACGCGATAAGTTGATGCGTCAACTACTACGCCATCAACTCTGACCTCGCTCACCGCGGAGACCGGTCCGGGGAGATAGACCTGACAGCGCGGTTCGCACCGTTGGCAGCCCGGACCTGTGCCGCACGCGCAGTTGTACCAGAGTCCGTTGTAGATGTACGGCATCCAGGTGCCGTTGTCCCACCACCAACCAGCTTGGTTCTCGCACCAGCGACCGCACGGGCGGACCACCATGTCGCACGCACCGAATTGGCGCCCGGTCGCTGACCACAGCACGAGCGTCGCGTAGTTCGTAGCCTGCGTCTTCAGTGCATCCGTCAGTGTCGCCCAGAACTCGGTGCAGCATCCGGTGTTGATGGTCCAGTTGCACGGCCCGCTCGCGGGGACAGCCATGTGTGTCCTCCCTAATTAGTTGTTTGCGCAAGCAAGAATATGCTTGCGCAAACAACAATCACGCGATTGGGGTTGGTGCCGACGTCCACGCCGCCGTGGAGAACGCCTTCGAGCGGTAGGTTGCCGTGTACGTGCCGGCCATGGCGTAGACATGGCTAGCCGTCGGTCCGGCGGTTACGGACGTCGTTGTCGAATCGCCCCAGTCAATCGTGCCCGGCAGCACCGAGTCAGTGAACGGCGTGGTCGGGATCGTGACCGTGCCAGTCAGCACGCCCGTGTCGGAGAACGTCAGCGCCGGGTTCGGGATCGCGATGCAGCCACAACCCGAGGGCGGCGGAGGCTCAAGGGTGGTGATCATGCGACGGTGCTTGTCCGTCGCGATCGCCGGAGTCAGCGGAATCGGGTTACCCAGCGTCGCGGTCGCGGCCGACTGCTGCACGGCGTACGGGCCCTGGCCCCAGTTGTTGCCAACCTTTGTACGGGCAACGACCACAAAGTTCGCGGTGCCATTGTTGTACGTGACATCGCTCATCGTGCCCTCGACCATCCACGGCCAAACGGCGTAGCCATACAGCGGTACCGTGCAGTTCGCCTGATTCGCGACGCCGGTCCACGTTTCGAAACCGAAGTTCACCGTGGCCGCGTCATTGGTACCCCAGTCGTTACCGATGGCTACCGGGGTATCTGCGTCGTCCAGTACCAGCGCCTGGCCGGTCAGGAAGTTCACCAGCTCGGGGTCAACGTTGCAGAACGTTAGGGTGAGCTGAATCCACTTCAGGATCGGCGGGTTTGTTTCCTGGACGCAGAAAGTGCCGTTGCCATTCTTGACGAAGAATTCCTCACGGTCTTCATAGGTACCGGTCTGCTCGACCGTGATGATGCCGTCGGTAGCGATCGACGAGCACCCCGAAACCACGGGGGTGCCGCAGGGATCCACCAAGGTCGCACGGGCCTTCTTGACCTTGAAGGGGACGAAGCAACGGCTAACGGTGGCCACGCCTACTCCTCAAGATCCGGGACTGCTTCTTCGTCAATGATTTCCTCATCAACGACATCTAGATTGACTGCCGCCTGCTCGGCTTCCGGCGACACGACTACTTTGCGCGGCCGTCCGCGCCGAGGCTTCGCGTCCTGAGGGCCATCGACCGCTGCACGGAACTTATCCAGCGTGTCCGCCGGCATCTCGAAATAGTGACCATGCTCGTCCACGGTGAAGGTCAGGTCATCCTGGTTCTCCACCAGGGCGACCAGGACTCCGGCGGCGGCGCTCAGAGCCGTGCTGTCGATCAGGCCATTCGCGGTGTCGATGTAGAGCTTTGCGATATCCATCAGGTCTCCTATGCCACGACGCCGGTGATCTTGGTTTCCACGGCAGCGATGAAGCAGTCGAAGGACACGACGTACTCGCGCTCCATGACGGCCGTGAACTGGTTCGTGGTCCGGTTCAGCGTGTCCGCGATGGTGGTCACGAACAGATCCGAGTCGGCCGTGCGCCAGATCGCGACCTGCCCGGTGATGTACAGCCAGGACTCGCCTGCGGCAGGGTTCGCGCCGGCCGGGGTCGCGCCCGCGTAGTTGCCGTAGGAGATCTTCGTGCCCAGACGGGTCTGCCAGACTCCCCGGCTATCGCGGTCGTTGCCGATCCACAGGAAGTCGAAGTACGCCGACAGTGCTGCGGGGACGTGCAGGACACCCGGCAGCCCGTATCGCGCGTAGAGCCAGTTCTCCAGGAGCGAGACGGCCTTCACCGGGTCGACCGGAGTACCCGGAGTCGGTGTCAGGTCGACCACGGCTGCGTTGTTCGCTAGACCAGGGGCCTGCGCGCAGGACTGGAGCGAGAAGACGTTCTCGACCACACCCTGTTCGCCGGCTGCCAATTGCTCGTACAGGAACTGCCGCGTGCGTTCGTCGGTCATGCCCACGGGCGAGCACAGCACGTCCGAGTACACGATGAACGGATCGCCCGTGATGGTCGAGCGCTGGTTGGTCAGCGTCTTCGTGTTATGCGTGGCCTGGCACTCGACCTCGTAGCAGAGCGGGAACGCACAGGTGCCCGTCTCGTACTGGAGGCCGCCGATGCGACCGTGTACCGGCAGGTCCAACGGACCCGTGGCGACCTGGAAGAGGCCAGGGCGAGACACGAGAGCGTTGGGCCAGGGTACGTAGACCCTTCCCGTCAAGCTCGCCATGGCCTACTCCTCTTAGTCCAGTAGAACGGAACCGACGACGTTTGGCGTCGTTCCGGTGATCTGCACGGTGATACCAACCGACGCGTATAGCGGAGCGGCCAGCTGGAAAATGCGCGAGCTGTTCGCCGGTACCGTGTCCGAGAGCAGGACCGTGCTGGTCGCGGTCAAGGCGTTGTACACGATGATCGTGGCCGCGTTGGCGGTCGTGTTGGCCATCGTGTAGCCGCAGAACTGGACCGGTCCAGTGTGGACGGCCGCCGTGGTCCCCGACGTGCTGTAGGACTTCGCGTTAACGCTCATATCAGTCCATCCAGACGGAGCCGGTGCCGCTGGCAGCCGACAGGTTGACCGTGACCCCGATCGTGGCGGTGACCGGGGGGTTGAGCTGGCGCGCGACGCCGGTGACGGTGGCTACCGATTCCTGGTAGATCACCTTGCCGGTCGCGGTCAGCGAGTCGTAGATCGTGATGACGCCCGCGCCGCCCGAGCCGTTGTTGTAGCTGAACCCGGTGACCTGAATCGGTCCGGTGTGCAGCAACAGCGTGCCCGTGGCGGGGAGGGCCTTTGCAGTAGCAGCCATGAGTTCCTCCTGATGAAGGGGAGCCAGGCGTGAACCTGACTCCCCTTACGCGCTTACGGGGTAACGCAGTCCACCGAGCGCTGAGCGCCCGTCGCACCGCTCGGGCAGATGGCCAGGTCGTAGATCCGGCTCAGCGGGCAGAAGCGCATCGCCCGGAAACCGTCCTCCATGAAGAGCTGGGTCACCTTGTTCGTGGTGATGTTCGTGCTGTCGTAGATCGAGTCGAGCCGGATGACATCCTGGCGGGCGAGGACCCAGGTGCCCGCCGGGAAGGCCAAGAAGCTGACCGTGGTCGGCAGGGCCGTGATCGGGGTGTCGTCACCGGGGTTGCCGGCGACGCCCGAGAAGGCGTCCTGCCAGTCGTAGACGTAGCTGACCGCAGCACCGCGAGCCGTGAACATGGCCGCGATGGCCGAGTCGGCCAGGTCCGGGTCCATCGGGCCATTGCGCCGGATCCAGTCAGCCCGCAGCTGGGCCTTGATCCAGATGGGCAGGACGATCTCGACCGTCGCACCCGGGTCCAAGCGCAGCCGGTACTTGATGTCGACGACGGCCAGGTCGACCGCGCTCATCAGGTTGGAGACCACCGAACCGTCGGACAGGAACGGCTCACCGGTCAGGTGCACGGCCGTGGAGCCGGTCACGATGTCGGCGATGACCTGCCGGTTGACGTTGTGCGCGTTAACCGCGATCGCGCCCTGGACGAACTCGGATACGAACTCGGGGTAACCACGGTTCTGGAGGATGTCACCGGTGAGGCACAGGACCGCTACCTTCAGCCGGTCGTCCACGAAGGACGGACACGGGATGGCCACGCAGGTCTTCACCGTGTCGGAGATGACCTGGGCCTCAGTGAGGATGTTGAAGCCGGTGCCGGCGCCGAAGATCGAGTCGAACTCGATGCCCTGGTTGTGTCGGATGCCGCCGCGCCGCGCCCCGATCTCCGGTACCGACAGGATGCCCGAGATGGTGACCTGGTTGCAGGTGGTGTAGATCGTCTCGGACGGAGCACACCAACCGACGCCGGCTAGCAGTGAACCGCCTTCGAGGCGCTTCTCGTCACGGACGTGGTCCAGCTTGGTCTTCAGGGCTTCGTCCGAGTCGTGCTCCAGCATGGAGAACTCGTCGGTGAAGTCCCGGCGGACCATGGCCACCGTGTGCTGCTGCGCGGACTTGCTGCCCCGATACGACGCGGTCCGGTTGATGAACGCCTTCGCGACCTCGGTCCAGTCGGTCAGCTCTGCGCCGGCCGCAAAGCCGGTGTCGGGGGCCGCGATCAGCGTGAACTGAGCGTGCGGCGTCTGGGGACCGTTGTCCATGATCTCGCCGACCACGACCGTGCTGGCCGCAGCGATGTCGGCCGCGCTCGGGACCGTGGTGACGTCGATCGTGGTGACCGTGCCGGTCGCGAACGTGCTCGGCGCCGTGGTGATCGTGGCCGCGGGGGCCGCCGCCGGCTCAGGCTCGACCACCGGCTCGGGCTCGGGCGCCGTGCCTACGGCCGGGGCGGACGACGGCAGCGTCGAGAACCGCGCCAAGTTGCCGTTGCGCCGGTCCATCTCCTCGTCCACGGCCAGCATGAACGTGTTGAGGTCTTCCAGGTAATCGAGCTGCTCGTCGCTGGCCGTGGCCGGGTCCGCGCTCAGCTCGCCGTGCAGCTTGTCGTACGCGGCGGAAGCCTCAAGGGCCAAGTCGCGAAGGGCCGCAACCGTGAACCGAGTCAGGCTGTCGGCCGCCGGAATGGAAAATTCCATGGGAGGGCCTTTCGGAATGCCGTTTGATGGCTTCCAGGCAGGCCCTCAGCACAGCCCTGGCAGATAGGGGCAGTGTAGATCGACTACTTCTTCTTGGCAATGACACGCCCATTGTGCATCGTCGCGTAGATGTCGGCTTCCGGCTTGGAGCTGAACTCCTTGTCTACCGTCTTGCCATTCACGATGACCTCGTAAGCCTGCTGCTGGGACGCGGCGGAGCCGCCACAGTTGCAACCCATGACTACTTCCTTTCCTTAAGGCTGGCGCTGTATCCATTGGACCAACCAGCCATGTTGTCGAAGACCTTGTCGGGCTTGTAGCGCGCTAGACCTTGCACCATGATCGCTTTGATCTGATCACCGTTGAACGTGACAGTTCCGTCATCGTTCAACGTGGCCGTCTGGCCGGTAGGCGTGGACGAGTCAGTCGTCTCGTCATGCAGCTCCAGTACGCGGGCCATCTCTCTCCTTATGGCAGTGTCGCTCGCTTAATGATCGCATCCATGCGCCCGAGCATGCCCTCGTACCAGTCCAGGCGGCCGTTCTGGAGGAACTCCGGACGCAAGCGAACCAGGCGGGCGCGCATACGGTCAAGCTCGGAACGACTGACCTCGATCTTGTCCTTCCAGTGGCCACCCGGGTTTTCCGCGTTCTGGCCGTTGTTGCCTTCGGGCTTCTGGACCCACCGAGGGGCGAAGACATCGGTCGAGTGGAAGGGGCTAGGTGGGTACTCTCCATGCTCATCCGGCCCGGCCTGACGCATCCAGCCGAGTCCGTGGTCGATCGGCACTGGATGGTCGGGATTGCCATCCGGAATTAGCCAGTTCGCGTTGTGACGGTCACTGTTACCGATGATCGCGTCGAAGATCGCGATGCGCTTGCCGGCCTCGGTGCCAGCGATGCGCTGCATTTCCTCGTCGCCCTCTTTGAAGGCAGACTTCCCAGCCACGTGCTCCATGTAGACGGTGTCGGTGTCGGGCTGGAATACGTGCGGAGCCGGAACGCCCAGCGCCTGGCCGACCCGGGAAGCTAGATTCTCCGCGTCCGACTGGTCTTTGGCGTTCTGTATGTAGTCCGTGAGGTGGCGTTTGCGGACCAGCAGCTTGCCGTTGGACCCTTCGACCAGGGCAACCTGTGCGCTCATCCCGTCGCCGTAGTACTTGCGGTCCTTGGTGCCGCCTTCGACCGTTTCGCGGACCGCGGCGATGCCCGGCGTCTCCTTGGCGTGGTGCTTGCCAGCCGGCTTGCCCGCGAGGATGGCGACCAGGTCCTCCTTCTTGGCTCGCGGCGGGACCTTCAGACCCTTGCGAGCCATCTGCTCCTTTAGATCCTTCATGGTCGACTTCATCAACTCACGGACGACTGGGCTTCGCTCGGACCGGTCGAGCCCCTCCATCCGCGCCAATCGTGCGTGAACGCGCTCGACCAGGTCGTCCTTGCGCCCAGTCGTGTCCTCGACGCCGAGGCGAGTCAACAGCTCTTTGAGCTGGCCGACCTTCATGCTCTTGAGCTGGCCATCACGAGATTGCTCTGTGGGCCGGATGCCCTGCTTCAGATCGACGATGAAGTCGCGGACCGGATTGGGCTCCCGGACATGAGTACGGAGCATCTTCATCGGCGGCAGCTGGATGTCAGCGATCCGCGGCACGTCACCCTGTGGCTCGGGTGCGTTGAGTGCCTTGGACGGCACTCGCTTGGGTAGCGCAGCCAGTCGTTCGGCCGGCGTTGCTGCCTTCTTGGCTGCGGTCGACGGTGCTTCTCGGCCACGCAACTTCTGCCCAGCGGCTAGCCGACCAAGGTCGGTCATCTCGAACATGCGCCGGCCGGGGTGCTGAGGGTCGGTGTTTTCGATGTCCCGGATATAACCAAGCGCGGTCAACCGGTCCATGGCCTTGTTGATGGCCTTGTTCTTCGGAGTGTCATCAGGCGGCCGAGTGAAGCCAGCGTTGTGGAACGCGACTTCTGCCATTGCTACTAGGTCCTTGTAAGCCTTCGCTGATAGCGCTGACTGAGCTTGACGCACGGCCTCCTCGGGAGTCGGTAGCTCTCCGGAGTCGCCGGGAGCAGCCGACTTCGCAGCCTTGGTTGCAACCTTCTTGGCCGGCGCGGCGGCCTTGGCAGCCTTAGATGCCGCCTTGGCCGGCGTAGATGGCCCTGCGTCATACAGCTTGCGGAACTTGTCGTCCCGGATGATCTGCACTTCGCCGTTCTTCTGCTTTACTACCCAGTCCCCGGGGTTAACTGTGTTCTCGGTCTCGACCGTGCCGTCAGCGAGCACCGTTGGCACCTTCGTCGGGGCGCCCGTGTGCTGGTAGGCATCTACCGTGGCGGTTTTCTGCCATCCGTCCTTGGTTCCAGGGACACGCTCGTGCATGTCCATCCACTCTTTCAGGGCGGAGCCGTAGGCAACCTTTCCTTCGTCGTTCTTCACGGCCACCCACGGGCCGATGAAGTGCTGCTCGCCGCCCCATTCTGGAACGATCGTGGTCTTCTTGTCCGCCGGGGCGTCCATGATGTCCGCGTGCTTCACCTGAACAACGGGACTGTAGGTCTTCGCCTTCTTGGCATCGAAGCTCGGACTGGCCTCGGTCGGTGATGCCTCTTCTGCGGCAGCCTTGGCCGCCCTTGATTGGACCTTCTCGGGGAGTGCCTTGGCTGCCCGGGGCTCGCGCCCAGGCGGCGTAGTCGCCTTCTTGGCCGGCGTCACATCGCGGGCCTTGTACTGCTTCTCGACCAGGCCGGCCAGTCGGCGCAGTTCGCGCACATCGGCCTTCTGGATATCGGTGACGTCTTCCGGCGAATGGTGCAAGCGATCGCCGATCTCAGGATTCTCGACCTGCTCCAGACTGTCCGCGTGCTCGCGGAGACGGGCAGCGATTTCCTTACCGTCCTTGCCCTGCCGAACCATGCGCCCGGCCTCGCTCATCGCCTGCTGGCCCGACATCGTCTGCGGCTCGATGCCGGCCTTCGCCGCGACCGCGGTCAACGGCACGATCGGTGTGCGCTCTGCCTCGGCGGCCTTGGCGACGTCCTCGGCCGGCGCCTTGCGAACGACGGCCTTGTGTAGGACTCGACCTTCGGCATCAATCGCCCCGGGCTTGATGATCTGCGCCTTGTCGCCGGGCTCCAAGCCGGCACCGACGTGGTCGTGCTTGTCGGGGTTGAAGTCGACGATGTCCTTCGCCTTGCCCTCGACCTTGACCCCGTGCTCCTTCGACAACAGTCGAAGCTTCACGACCGCGTCAACGTTGTGGCCTTCCTTGAAGGCATCGGCTGCTTCCTCCAGTCGGCCCCGCATGAGCGCTCGCGCATCAGGATCGCTGATCTCGTCCAAGCTCGGACCGGATGCGATCGCACGCAGATGCTTCGCGATGACGTCGTGCGAGGCGCCCTTAGCGTTCAGCTCGTTGACCGTGGCCTGAGCCTCGGCCGCGATCTGAGCCTTGGCCACTCGCTGACGCGCCGCCCGCGCAGCCTTGCGACCCTCGGCTCGTACATCCAGAGCTGGCGTTGTCGCCTTGCGCGGTTCCTCAACGGGGTTGGCGTTGCCGTGCGTCGAGGGCACGTTGCCTATGAACGTCTTGCCCTTGGTTTCGCCCTTGCTCTTGTCGTCCTCGCGCAGCTTGGCCACGATGTCGGCCTTGCGATCGCGCGACAGGATCTTGATACCGCGCTTGCCGGCTTCCGCCTTCAGATTCGCGACCGTGGTCTTCTCATACTGGTCGGGCGCGACCTCTGCCGGAGCAGCCTTCTTCGCGGGCGCGGCCTTCTTGGCCGGAGCTGCCCTCGCGGCCTTGGCGACCGCCTTCTTGGCTGCCGGCGCCCGGCCAGCCCGGCCACCGAGGCCTGCACTGTCGGGACCGTTGGTGGACTGCTCGTGCTCGGTCAGGCCGGTCTTCGACTTCGAAACGATGCCAGAAACCTGACCAGCCTCGCGGGCGCCCGCCTTTTTGGGCCCCTGAAGGAATTCATCAGGCTGCCCGTGGTCGCGCTGAACGGGAGACTTGGTTCCCTTGCCGGCCTCCTGGACGGCCTTGGATGGGACCTTCTTCGGTACTGACTTCGCAGCCTTCTTGGTTGGTACCGCCTTCGCTGGAGCCGCCGCGGCCTTAACCTGCTTGCGTAGCTCTTCAACCTGGTCGCGGAGATCCTGAACTTCCTTAGCCTTCGCCGGTTCCTCCGCCTTGGCCGCGGCCTCGGCGGCGCTGGAATGATGGGCAGCCCGACGAATGTCCTCCTTGGACGGTTCGCGCCCAGCCGCGCGGTCAGCCGCGATGCGGTCGTGCGCCTGCTTGGCCTTGTCCAGGTGGCGCTGCTGGTCGCTGACTGCGGGCTGAGTAGGCGCGCTCGCGTTCGGCGCGAGCGTAGTCGGCTGCGGCCCGTTCGGTTGCGCCAGATCGGGTCGACTGGTGTCCACGGCCGGTGGCGCGGTCGCATTTGGATTGACCATCGGCGTGCCGTCGGGGTTGAGTCCGCGCTTCGCATGCTCAGCCGGCGTCGCGTCGATGGCCGGCGCGTGCTCGTGACCGGGCAGCTCCTTACCGAGGTTGTGGGCCGGCGTGCGCTTGACCGCGCTCTGCTTGGGCTCGACCACGCCGTAGACGAACAGACCACCCTTGCCGTCCGGCGTGACGCGCATGATCCGATAGGGCTGCTCGCGATCCAAAATGACCGAGCGCGAGCCGCCGGGGATGGCTGCTTTGGTCCCGCGTGGAGTGACCAAGGACAGGGTGATGTGCCCGGCCGAGGCATCCCCCGGACTGAGCGGGTTGCCAAGGTTCGTCGGCTGGAATCCCTTGTCCGTGACCAGGCGGCCGGTCCACTCCTCGACCTCGCCGATGCGCTCGGGCGGCAGGCCGAACGCCTCAGGGCCGACGACCCGGGTCAGTAGAACGTCGTTCGGTAGCGGCTTCATCGCCTGGTCGAGTCCGCGAATGTGCGGTGTGTCGTCCTTGCCCGCCCGAAGCGTGGACTGGATGTCGTCCGCACCGCGGGTGGTCATGAAGTAGTCGAGACTGGCCTGCTGGAGCGGATCGTGGTGCTGCTTGGCGTGCAGTGATTCGGTGTAGCCCTGGGCGTGAGCATCAGAGCGGAAGGTGGCCGGCGAGAAGTTCTTGAGGATCGCCTCGACGGCCTTCTTGATGGCCGGCGGCAGTCCCCACTTATCGCGGAACCGACCATGCGAGTCACGAGGGTGAAGTTGCGGTTCCCACGCCGCCAAGTCGACCGCGAATTCCTCGGTCGACTGGTTCATTTCCAGCAGCGCCAGCACTACTACTCCTGAAGGACGTGGAACTGAGCATTCATTTGCACTGCGAGCATCTGGTCTTCCTTGCTCGCGTCCAGCGCCGTCTTCTTATCTTGGATGGTCTTGAGTCGATCAGCCTTCTGCTTGGCCCTGAGCGCGTCGCGGCGGTCCTGAATGGCGGCCAGGCGAGCGTCGAACTCCGCCGTGTCCGCTGGCTCGTCCTCAACCACGCCGACACCCATCATGGAGAAGGTCGCGCCGTCCTTTTCGCGTACGACGAAACCAGGGTTGTTTACAGCCAGAGCCGCAATCATCTCCAGGTTGCCGTCGACCCGGCGCCAGTCGCCGGATAGCGGGGACCGACGCAGCTCCGCGATCTTCTCCTCGGTCATTCCCGCAGTGAGTGCTCCCGCCACCCAGATCCCATACTGATCTTCGCCCACGTTGACCACAGCAGCGCAGAGGGCTGAATTGTCGTAGTGCTCGCGGGAAGGAATGACGCCCCACTGCTCGTTGGCGTGACCTGCGCCCAGAGTGATCTTGCCGCAGTCGACCAGTGTGCCGTCAGCGCACAGCACCGGTCCGAGCCGGAAGTAGCGGTAGTTCGTGCGGGACTTGGGCGCGATGACACAGCGGTCTCCGATGCCGAGGTGGCACTTCTTCCATTCGGCCACATGGCCAAACACGCGTCCACTAGGGTCAATAGTGAATCGGGTAGGTCCCTTGAGTCGAGGGTTATCGAACCACTCACGCGGGGGAGCAATGGGTGCCACTCCTGCGATGAGCGCCGCCTGGCGCTCGTTCTCGGCTTCACGAGAAGACTCGCGCTCGTCGGACTCTCCAGCGATGTCGACATCATGCTTCTTGGCCGCCTTCTTGATCGCCGCCTTGATGTGCGCCAACTGCTCGGGCGTGTACTCAGCTGCGTTGTCGCCCTGGTTGATGTACGACCACGCTGCGCGGACATGCTCGGGCGTGTCCACCGGGTAACGCTTCTTGTTGTCCCGGAAGCCGGGGTCGGCGTACTCGACGTCCCCGTACGGCTGAACCTTGGCCGCGAAGTCCTCGCACCCGCAGTCGGTGTCGAGCGAGGCGTGCTGCGGTCCGGCGAACGGCGAGTGCATGGAGGAGTCCTGGAACGCCTTAGCCATCTTGTCGTAGATGGCGTTGATGACGCCCTTCATCCGCTCCTGCTCGGGCTGCGGGATGTTCGGCAGGCCACCGTGGCCGCCGGCCAGCAGCGCCGCGGCGGCGTACACCGCGTGGTAGACCAGGTGTGGCTGGCCGTCGATGATGTCGGCCAAGGGCAGCCGGAAGCTGTCCTGGGCGAGCGTGTCGCCGGCCTGCGAGCCGTCACGCCACAGGAACGTCGAGGCGTAGTGGTCCAGGCTCGGCGTCTTGGTCCCGATACCAGACCAGGCGGCGATCCGCTTGACCGCGTCGTCAGCATTCCAGGTGTACTGCCGGTCAGCGATCGGCCACTGGTCCCAGGCCCGCGCGTTGATGTCGAAGCTCATCCAGACGCCGGCTGAGGCGAGAAGAGCCTGCTGCTCTTCCTTGTTGTCGACGCTGAGGTGGACCTGGCTGAACGCCGGCATCGGTACCAGCGTCACGCCGACGATGTTGTACGAGGAGAACCGAGCGACCTTCGACCCGACCTTGGTCGGGTGCGGCGCCTGCTCGATGGTGTAGTCGCGGTCGAGGTCCACGCTCGGACCCATGACCTTGTTGTCCAACATGTACATGGCCTTGTTGACCTCAGGGACCATGGCCGGGTCCAGGAAGTCGATCGAGCCCCACATGCCGCCGGGGCCGGCGAACGTGCGGACCAGCTTGCCCACGACCGTAGCGTCCACGTGGCCGCCGGACTGGAACTTGGCCATCACGGGTACCGGAAGCGGGCGCGTGGTGCCCTTGCCGGCGGCAAACAGGCGGCCGTCGCCGGTCGGCGTCTCCTCCGGAGCGATCAGGCCGGTGTAGCGGATCGTCATAGTGGGACTCCAGACTTACGGATGACCTGAGAGCAGCGGCAGTTGATCACGTTCTCGGGAGCGCCGGTCGGGTCGCCGGGGAACATCAGCGGTTGGCCGTCGACGCTGTAAGGTTGTGACAGGGTACGTACCTGGTTGTTCGCCCGCTTGTGGGCGTCGCGCTCCCTGCCGTCCATGCGCGTGTCCCATTGCTTCGTGTACGTCCCGCCACCGTCCTGCCGCTCCACCAGCAGGGCATGCGCCAAGAGGGAGGAATTGTAGTGACGGTTAGTTTCGGTGTTTGCAATCACCCGGGCCCTATTATCCCAATTCTCAACGCCCGAGTAATCAAGCACTCCGTTTACCCGTCGGGCAATCGTCGCATTGTCCTCGCCCGCATTAGTGCCGGCCAGAATCTCCCGGATAACTACTGCGTGAATCTCATCTGGCACGCGAACAAGAAGATTGTGAGTCAGGGCGAGGTTGGCCTGGACGTACGGATCGGACGGGCTGTAGCTCCCGCTGAGATGTGCAGCGGCCCAGCCCTCCTGCAAGGCTGGGGTGAGTGCATTCATGATGCGGTCTACTTCCGCCTGCCAAACGGGTACGGCTGCGTAGACAGCTTCTGGATTCGGCGTGGCCCCGAACTTCCCGAACGGCGCCAGTACCAGATCGCGGGCGCGACCCAGGAAGGCCCGAAGTCCGCGCTTCGCAGCCTGGTAGACGGAGTCCTCAGCCCCGGAGCTAGCTCCCATGAATAAGGCCTTCTGCGCGCAGCATGGCGAAAAGGTTCTGCGGGACGTGGGGACTGGCCGTCGTAAGAAGGGCACAGCAGTAACGGTGAAGCGACTGACGGAGCCGATCTGGGTCTACGTCCGCATCCAAGACATCCACGAGTCCATTGAGCTGGTCCCAGGCGCCGTTGAGCAGACGGGTCGCGTGTGCAGTGTCTGTGACGCGGATGCGTGTATGGAGATCGAAGTGTGGCACGTCTGGCCATCTGTCACGGTTATGCCGATCCAGCAGGCGCTTCCCGGCCAGCTCAAGCCCGCGCCGGACCGCGGCCTCGGACAGCACGATCAGACCCAGTTCCTCCCGGGAAGCCAGGGAGGCGGTCACCGCGCCGCCCCCGCCCGGTGGCGTGCCTTGCGGCGGGGGTATCTCGCCTTGGGTGTCCGGAATGGGTGGCGGTAGCTCTGACTGGATTCCGGTCGGCGGCGCAGGTGGTGGCGGTGCTCCCGGGCCGCCTCCACCCAGGCCGGGTGTGGCCATGATGAACTCGTCCTGCGGCAGCATCTCCTTGCTGATGCCGATGAGTTCGCGGACACCCAGCTTCTGATACAGGTTTGGATCACGCAGGACGATCTCCAGGGTCTCGCTCGCGGCCAGCTCGTCGCCGGTCATCGCGTCGGACTCCTTGAAGTTGCCGGCATCGCGCACCGCGGCAGCCCCGATGATGCGCTTCTCGTACAGGTTCAGGGCATCCTGAAGTCGCTGCGGGCGCACTGCGAGCGGGGCGGTATCGAAGGAGAACTGGTACCGGGCTGGGTCCTTGACGCCCATGAGCTTGAGTGCCGGGATCAGGTAGGCCTTGGTGAGCGCCTGACAGATCCGGTTCATCAACGGTTCAATGTGGACCTTGATGCCGTAGCCGTCGATGAACCAACCGTTCCAGTGGTTCGTATCGCCCATGCCCGTCAGCGCCTCGGCCGGCATGTCCATGCCAGTGGCCAGCCGGCGGATCGCCTCGTCGCGCAGCTCCATGGCCTGCTTGGACAGTTCGCTGGCGAACTCGATGAGCCGGAAGCCGCGCTCGACGTCCTCAGGGTTGGCCTCGATGATGTGCGGCAGGACCGCCATCGCCGTGCCCTCACCGCGGAGCGAGGCCGCGCCAGCCGTGGCCAGCTTCATCAGCAGCGTGTCCGACGAGGAGACGTTCTCTTCCTGCGCCGGGTCCTGCGGGAAGTCCAGGTTGTTGGGGATGACCAGTAGGCCAGCGCCGACCAGGCGGCTATCGATCTGGCTGAACACGTACTTGGTGAGCTGTTCCAGCTCGCGCAGAACCGGCTGACACGAGCGCGAAGGTGAGTCGGCCAGCCAAATGCGCTGCGGATGCGGGGTCCAGACCCGAGTGACGACCTGCTTGGCTAGGTCCACGATCTGCGGTGCGTACTTGTCGCCCCACCCAAGACACGTACCGCCGTTGTTTCCGCAGTTGCGGACCCGGCGGAACTCGGAGCTGGAGAGAATGAACCACTCGTCCTTGTCCAGGACGTTGTCGGTACGACCGAGGATGTAGGCCTCGCCGGCCACGGTCAGGTTGATGCCGATGGACCGTAGCGCTTCGGCTTTCGAGCTGGGACCGCCGAGCAGGCTGTCCGAGAGCGCGTTGATCTTCTCGTTGGTTGTCTCGCCCTGGACCCGTCCGAGCTTGTCGACCTCGGCTACAAAGATCCGGACCTGCGAGCAGCATGAGCCGACCCAACGAGCGGCGTAGCCGAACTCGGGAATGATGTCATACAGGCGCCACAGCTCACGCTGCCAAGTCTCATCGCGAAAGCGGTACGTGTTGTATGAGGCGTCGTCCATGCGCATCTGGACCGCGGATGCGACCAAGGAGCGAGGCGTACCGCGGGACGCGCGAACGACAGGCGCGTCCTCAATGACCGCGACGTCCTTGCTCCGGCCGAAGGCCATTAGTCACCTTCTAGCTTGAGCAGCACCGGTGCAATCAGATAGCTCATTGCCGGCCAAGCAGGAACGGCCAGCCACCACAGATGCAGCGGCAGGGTCAGCAGCATCCAGGCGACAGTGGCCGGCAAAGACAGCCAGAAGCCGACGCAGAACGGGCAGAAAACCAAGTAGGCCAGCCAATAGCCTTCGCCGTACTTGGCCACGATTCCCTTGCGCAGTCCCAGCGCGATTCGATCCTTGGTAACCAGCCGGGTCACCCGGGCCGCGGCCAGAGTGATCAGGACATACGCCCATATCGCCAGCATGATCGCATCATAGAGGGAACTACCGGCATTCCAATACACCTTGAACTGGCGCCGGTCAAGGGCTTACGTCACCCGTACGTACCCCGGTATATTGATGAAGTGACCAAAGAGAATGACCGCGAGCGCGGCGAGAGGGAAGAGCGGGAACGACGCGAGCGGATCCTGGCCGAGGAGCGTGCCCGTCAGAAGAAGGAAGCCGACCGGGCGGCCCGGGAGCGGATCGAGAGGACTCGTCGGGAGTGGGAGGGCGAGTAGCTTGACACCGGGGTACGTACCCCTGTAGGTTCAAGGAGTCACACGCACCTAGGGCTCCCAACCACTCTCGCAGGCTGGCCGGCAAGCTGTTCCTGCGAGAAGAGTGCGGGCTCTCGGCCTCTTTCGAGGGGGGAAGAACGAGAGCCCGCACTCACTGGGGGGACTAGGCGACCTGGCCATCCTGGTCGGCGTCGCCAACCTCGGCGCCGAACGCATCGACCTTCGCGGTCAGTGCATCGAGCGCAGCCTGGCCGTCAGGGCCAAGCGTGCCGGGATCCTGCTGGATCGCAGCGAGCGCAGCGCGCACGTCAGCGATCAGCAGATCAACCTTGGCGGATAGGGCATCCAGGGCATCGGATTCCTGAGTCATGTGCTGCTCCAGTCTTAACTTGATCTCCAACAGAACGGTGAGGACCTGCACGGAGAGTGCGCCTGAGCAGCCGCAATGCTCGCATTCGTGCATGTGTTCCACGCTTGCAGTGTAAGCCCAGAGAGAGAGAAGATCATGGCGAAGACGCCACTCAGGCTCAACCAGGTCATCGCGGTCGCCAAGGGGGCCAAGGCCGATGCCGAGAGAACGGTCACGACGACGTACCACCTGGCTCAGGCCACGCCCAAGCTGTCCGGCATCGCTCGGACCTACAAGCCGCGTGACGACGAGGGCGAGAAGCTTCCGCCCGAGGGCACCCGCCTCCAGCTCCGCGCCAGGGACCTGATCGCCGACCTGTCCAATGCCTTCGTCCGCCTGTTCGACGTCGAACTGACCAAGGACAACGGGAACCAGCTGGCCAAGTCCGACATCGCAGTCGACGGAATCGTGCTGGCCAAGGATGTACCGGTCACGTTCCTGCTGACGCTGGAGAAGAAGCTCGTCGACCTGCACACTTTCGTGTCCAAGCTCCCCGTGCTCGACCCATCGGAGGAATGGACCTGGAGCACGGAGCACGACGCCTACATCACAACCTCGCAGAGCACGCGCTCCAAGAAGGTCCTGCGCAACCACGTCAAGGCCCCGGCCACGGACAAGCACCCGGCCCAGGTGGAGACGTACGGCGAGGACACGATCGTCGGCGACTGGACTACCATCAAGCTCTCCGGTGCACTGCCGCAGTCCGAAGTGAACGTACTGCGCGCCCGGGTACTGAAGCTCCAGGAGGCGGTCAAGATCGCCCGCGAGAACGCCAACTCCACGGTTGCGCCCGACCAGGAGATCGGCGAGAAGATCCTCGGTTACGTCTTCACCGCGTAGCCGTCACAAGCTCCGGCTATATGCCGGATGGGCACAAGCTGAATCTCATGAGGTAAAGCGCACACCGCCCTAAAGAGTGGCGCTCGCTTTCAATCTGAAATCTATTGCCCCAAACTCAATATTGTTGCGGTCAGCCAGATCGAGTAGTCGCGATCAGATAGCCGTAGTCTCGGGTTCGATCCCCGATGGGGCCTCCAACATGGCCCTGTAGCTCAGTGGTAGAGCGACGGCTCTGTAGATCTCAGACGTGGCTTTAAATGTTTGCTGGTTGACAAGGATGGCAACGCCGACAATCCTTTTAGCTCAATAGGCAGAGCATCGGTCTTGTAAACCGAGAGTTGCAGGTTCAATTCCTGCAAAGGAATGGGTCTCAAAAACCCAGTCGTTGGGGCCGGGTCGCCGGATATGCGACTCGGCCCCTCTTTAATTGGAGGGGCGATGTTCGAGGTCACGGAAGCATTCAAAGTCAAATGCGATCACACGGGATGCACGTTCGAATGCGTTGACCACGAAGACCGCGAGGATGCATTCATATGCGGCCTCACGCACGAGGTCCAGTGTCCCCGACTCAGCACGGTCGAGCATCTTATGGTCGTGCGCAGTTTCATGCGCCGACTGGCCGAGTTCGGATTCCAACCGGCCGGCGGCTGATCACCATTACTGCGAAGTGTCGGTTCTGCGCCGAACCGATCAAGTCCTGCAACTGCGGCGCCGACGACAATCGCCCACACTGGGTTGGCCTGAGCCGAGAGTCCCGCTGGTGTGCCAGTGGCCATCGCACACATGCGCCGGAGGTACCGAATGATTGCGCGGTTGATCACCAGTACGACGTCTCGTTCCAGAGCGACTGAAGAGTAGTGGAGAGCTGATCATGTGGACTGGACAGCCGGGCCTGCTTCTTCTCGCCGTCCATCAACCACCGGCAGGCGTGGACCATCGCGTCCAGGCGGTCGGGCGACTCGTTGGACCCCCAACCGACGAAGGTGACAAGCTGATCTTCGAGCTTTTCGTGGAAGCCGACCATGTGCAATCGCCCTTGCTCGCTCCGCATGGCGACTGGTTCAGCTCGGGTACGTTTTCCTGTTTTTGCGTCGATCGGTTTCATGGGGGGCTTCGTATGCGCTGGGAAGACACCTTGCCCAACAAGCTCGAAGTACGCGTCGTGAAAGACTTGGTGCATCCAGCGTTTACCCAGGTTCGCTTCGTAGATGAGCATGTCAGCGCCGAATTCGGCTACGGTGCGCCAAGCGTGAAGCGCTGCCTCGCGCCCAACGGACATGATGGAGCGGTCTGCCAGTACGAACATATCGTTATCCGTGGTACGGGCCACGACGACCACTCCCATTTCGTCATCTTCCCCGGTGAGGCTCGGGTCGACCCCGACGACGATGGACTTGACCATATCGGGCAGCTCGACGACGCGGTAGTTGGCCAGGTCGAGCCGGTTGAACAGGGCGCCCTCGAAGCCCTCGATCATTTCCCCGTAAAGCTCTTGGCGCCCGACGATTGTGCCTTCGTAACGTACGCGGAGTTCTTTGACCACGTGGCTACTGAGGTTAGCCGCATTGTCGAAAGTGGCACCACGGATGACGTGAATCGTGCCGTCATCGCGCTTCAGCCACTCCTGGAGCAGATCAATCGGCTTCGGCGTCGTCGTTACGAAAGCCTGCGGCCGACCGCCGACAAGGTCCGCCCGGAGTGAGGGCATGATGCCCTCGTACCAGGACCGCTTGGGCCACTTCCACTTCGCAATCTCATCGCACCAGGCACCGGCCGCGTTGTACCCGCGGCCAACGTCCGCGTCGTCCGCGCCCTCGGTGTAGATCTTCGTGCCCGACGGGAACAGGACCATCGGCCGCGGAGACATCTTGTACCGATGCTTGATCTTCCGACGGTCCAGGACGTTCAGGATGCCCGCCGGCCCCTCCATGCAGATCGTCCGGGCGTCGCTCAGCGTCTCGGCGATAACCAGCCACTCCGTCGGCGTACCGCGGGAATCGTAGGGGTGCTTCAGGACCTGCTCCACGGTCCATTCGGAGCCCGCCTGGCTCTTCCCCCATCCGCGCCCGGCCAGGGCCAAGCAGATGAACCAGTCTCCTACCGGTGGAATCTGTTCTGGTCGAGCAGTCCACCACCACTCGCCGCGCGCGATCTCCTCGACCATCCAGGGCTGTAGCGTGGACAGCCAGGCAGCCCGTTCCGCCGCCGGCAAGCGGCTGATGCGGGCCTTCAACGACATATCCACAAGATCAGCGTAACTGGGACATTCGGGTACGTACAGAAACCACGAAGTTGAGGGTTGACACCCCTACGTAGGGGTGTAGTAGAGTTGGCTTCAGCAAGGCAAGACGGTCACCCTTGACAACTGAATCTTCTGCCCCGGTGAGGCTGCGCTGTTCCTCCTGTTCCAGCGTCCAGTCTCAGGTCCCCCCGTCGCTCTAGACCAACGCGATGGGATACCGGGGCAGAACAAAGCCCCCAGGCGGCGTTCTCGGCGTTCTCCGTCTGGGGATCCACGTAGGAGTTTCCCGCCTTCATTGGCGGGGCGGTACCTTTCTGGGCACTGCAAGAAGGGTCCAATGACCACACCTTCTTGGACTCCTGCTTAACGTGGCGCTGCTCTCGGCGTCGATCCCCCGATTAGTTCCCGAGAGCGCCCACGAGGGCGCGCCCCGCTCGCTCTTCGCCCTTCCAGCGAGAGTGTGAGGCGACCGTGGCGGATTGCCAGTTCTCCGCTTAGCCCGAAAGAACTGGCGCATGGGGGCTCCGATCCTAGGACCTCAACCGGACCGACGATGGATTCGGAGCCCCCCTCAAACTCCTAGCTCAAGGCCGAGCGGGGAGTGGTGGAACTGGCGTTCGGGAAACCGAACCCGGCCCTAGGGCGCCCCTGCTCTTGCTTCAGGGAGCAGGGTCGCCCGACATCGCGGAGTGGTGCAGTTGGTAGCACGCTGGGCTCATAACCCAGAGGTCGCCGGTTCAAGTCCGGTCTCCGCAACGAAGCCGGAACAACATCGGGTTGCTGTGTGCGCACACTGTCAATTCGATGCCGAAAGGGGTCGTCCATCGCCTGCTCATGGTGGTCAAAAGATCCAGTAGCTCAATGGCAGAGCGTCCGCCTCTTAAGCGGTCGGTTGAAGGTTCGACTCCTTCTTGGATCACGTGAAGGCAACCATCACCCATGTGGTCAACGGGACCGTGATCACGTTCGAAGTAATTGGGGAGTACATCCAGACCCAACAGTTCGACAACGGATCTTCTCTGATCATTGTCCGCGACCGACTTGGTGGAGCGCGGAAGCGAGTGGTCCACGTAAACCACTCGGAGACCATCGACGTGGTGTACGACGCCTCGTAGCTCGCCCCCGATCGCGCAGTACGGAAAGGACAGTGGACAGTGAGCATCGCAGCGAAGGACCTGGGCTGGATGGCCGCGATCATTGACCTCAAGGGTCGGATCGCCCTGAAGAACAACCAGACCCGGGCAACCAAGCAGGCGGTGCTCGCCGTGCAGACAAAGGAGATCGCTGTCGTTCGCCGCCTGGGCGAACTGACGGGCACGTCACCCGAGGTCATGGCCGCCCGACCGCTCAAGGACTTCATGCGCAAGAACTGCACGGCGCACTGTCCTGAGCCTCATGTCCACATTGGAGAAGAGAACCTCATGATGCCCACCAGCGCTCGGTGGACCATCACCGGCGCGGGGCTGGTCGTTGTGCTGTACAACCTGCTCGACATGCTGGTCACCGACCGCGGCTTCGGTGAGATCATGAACGCCACGATGGCTCTCACCACGGTGCAGGGACCGGGGGCCGGCCAGGTCCGCGCGCAACTGCGCCGCCTGGATGGGCTCGGCTGGGCGCTGCCCGATCGGTACGCGGCGGCCATCGAAGTGGAGCCAGAGCTTCCGGCTACGGCCGTGGAGATCGAAGCCATGATGAAGGAACTGCAAGCAGAACAAGCAGCAGCAAAGTCCTCGTAACTCCCCTGGAGAGGGAGGCCCGCCACCATGCGGACAGTCATATCGGTTCGATTCCGAGCGGGGACACGGGTGCGTTCCGTTGCCGTTTACACCCCGGGTCGCAGGGCTACGCCCTGTCCAGAACAGCGAAAAAGGCAACCGCCGGGAAGCGATGGGGGCTCGGGGAGTTTCAACCGACACGGTTTACGGGTCGGCCGTACTGTGATCCGAGTCCCCCCCGGTTGTTACGAGAGAAAGGAGTGCGTGATGAGGAACTTGTAGCCGGAAAGTCCGGCTCCCCAAGGGAGTCATCATGTCGCGCACCGACAAAGACAAGCCGTGCTGGGTAACCGCGGAATGGTACGAGCCGTTCCACGGTCACTACTGTCGATACGGTCTTCTCCGAACCAAATACCCGTGTGACCTTCCTGATTTCCCCGTGCGGTCCGTTGCCGCATATGGGAGCAGGAGGTCCGATACAAGATGCTCGTGGGTTGTCCACCACGAGAACCGCTACTGCTTCCGATACTCCCCCTCTCGTGAAGACCGCAGGCTTTGCTGGTGGGGACCTGATCGGCGAGCACAGCGAGACTCGCTCAAGAGTGCGGCGAAGGAATACCGGGCCGCGGGCGAGATTGAGACGGAACCACCTATGAGACAGCATCACCACGGTCCCGCCAAAGGTTGGTGGGACTAACCCCCCAGAGAGAGAGCAGCTGACAGTGAGTAGTGACAACGGAAAGATCGTCGCGTTGGCCGACGGCGTCATTCCTGACGCGCTGGTCGCCACCGTCCTGGACCAGGTTCAGGCTGAGAAGAGCAAGGCCAAGGAGCCGACCGAGGAGGAGAAGCTCCGTGACGCCGTCTCGGCGCTGCTGAAGCGCCTCGGCGCCAAGACCGTCCAGGACGACTCCCTGATCTTCGAGGGCGAGAAGTTCATCCTGCCCAAGCAGTACCAGGGCAAGGTGCGCTCGGCCATCGACTTTCTGGAGAACTGGCTGCACCAGCAGAGCCAGACCTTCAAGTACTCCCGCTGGATGAAGGCCCGGCCGTACGACGGCGCGCACGCCTTCATGACGGTGATGAAGCAGATCACCGGCACCACCGGCTTCGGCAAGACCGAATACACGATGTTCGGCCCGAAGCACCCCGAGTTCATCTCCATCAACACCGGCCCCTCCCGCGTCGAGCAGGTGCCGTGGGGCAACGTCGCGTTCCCGATGTACGAGGCCACGTTCAACGTGGGCTACACCGAGGACGACGACTGGGGGATCGTGTTCAATCTGACCGTCGAGGCTCCGCGCCGGTGGCGCGAGCACATCCAGGGCATCTTCAACATCGTGGAGGAGCACCTGTCCAAGAACTCGATCTACCGGGGCCAGGCCATCGACGGCTCGCAGCTGAACCCTCAGTTCCTCGACGTGCTCAGCCTGGACGAGGCGACGGTCGTCTACAACGAGGCGACGGTCGCCCAGCTCAACGCCCACGTGTGGGTACCGATCGAGTACTCGGAGACGGTGCGCTCGCTCATGCCGCTGAACCGGAAGGTCCTGTTCGGAGGTCCGTACGGCACGGGCAAGACGCTGGGCTGCATGCTCACGGCCAAGAAGGCCGTCGAGAACGGGTGGACGTTCCTCATGTGCCGCACCGGCCGGGATGACCCATCCTCGGTCATGCAGACCGCGGCGTTGTACTCGCCGGCCGTGGTCGTGATCGAGGACATCGACGTGACTGCCGAGGGCGGCACGAAGGCCGACATCTCCCGCATGCTCGACTCGCTCGACGGCGTCACGACCAAGGGTCGTGAGATCGTCTGCCTGTTCACGACCAACCACGTCAGCTCGATCCAGCGGGGCGCCATGCGTCCCGGCCGTATCGACGCGGTCATCGAGATCGGCGCGCTCGACACCGAGGCCTTCAAGAAGCTGGTCACGCTCAACGTGACGCCGGAGTACCTCGGCAAGAAGATCGACTGGATCAAGGTGGCCGAGGCGTTCGACGGCTTCCTGCCGGCGTTCGTCAAGGAGGCCGCCCTGCGGGCTCAGCGGTTTACCATGGGTCGCAATCAGGGCCGGCCGGGCATCATCGAGACCGACGACCTGGTGTACGCGGCAGCCTCGCTGCGACCGCAGCTCGATCTCATGCTGGGCGCGAACGAGGGCGCGACCAAGCTGACCCTGGACGACCTCGTGCGCGAGGAGATCGACGGCGCCCTGGGCCGGACTCGGTACCGCGGTATCCCGTTCGACGTGGAGCCACACAACGCGCTGCTCAAGCAGTAGCGCAAGAGCCTCCCTCTGGGGGGAGAAGGAGCCCCGGTGCCTGACGCAAACAGGCACCGGGGCTTCTTGCGTAGGGGTAGGTACCCGTGCTACTTTTGCTGGGAGAAACGGACGTCCGCCAAGATGGGGGACTATGACCGAGGAACAGATCCTAATGACCACGCGGGAGGTGGCGGAATTGTTCAGGGTAGACCCGAGCACTGTCCGTCAATGGTGCAAGCTCGGCCGGCTCACGCTCCTCAAGACACCCGGTGGTCGGAATCGCCACTACACGGCGGAAGTACACAGGCTCTACAACGCCAAGGAGGGAGAGTGAAAGACGGAGTACCCATCAAACTGATTCTCAACGCGAACCCGGTATTTGTTCGTGGTGAGGATGTCCACAAAGGACTGGAGGCTCTTGCCAACGACATTCGCCAATTCGGATTGCAGACACGAGTGCTGCTGGACCCGGACTACCAGATCATCGACGGCGCCCGGCGGGTGTTGGCTTGCAAACTGCTCGGCATGACCCACATCCCGGCCGTGTCCACAAGGGACTGGCCGACGATCCGGGACCACATGCTGGCCACACGTAAGGTCGAAGAGAATATCGGCATCATGCCGATGCCCTACCGGTGGACGCAACTCGCCGATTGGTACAACCGAGTCCTGAAACCGTTTGCCCTTCCGTACGAGCGGGAGCGTGCCAACAAGACCAGGAAAGCGAAGCTCCCGAAATCCACGAACCACTACTCGCAGACTCTCATCGAGATCACCGAGATGACTGGTCATGGACTCAACGAAAGCAAGATGTCGGACATCCTGCGCGTCGCCTCCACGCTAACCGCCATCAAGAACGAAGTGCCTGAGCTGTACGAGTCAAGCGTTGCCTACGCGGAGCGTGCTGAGGCCATGGGCGAAGCGGCAACACGAGCCGTCCTCCAGCTCCGCAAGTTCCTAGCTGAGCGCAACGTTGCAGGAACAACGACCGATCGCAAGGTAGCCGATCAACAGATCGCGTTGATAGCTAAGGCTGCCTCGCTACTGGCCGTGATCTCTGGCGAGCTGGCCTTCGAGTTGAATCCAGCCCTCACCGAACAGGAAGCCAAGAACCTGTTCAAGCTCATTCACCCGCACGTGCGCCGGCTCAGCGTGCTCCGTAAGCGCCTTGCGCAGCGGGGCAAGGTTCGGGCGAGCGGACCTATCACATCAGAACCGAGAGAGAGAACTCGATGACCGCTACTACCGCTACCGAGGCCGCCAAGTCGCTCGGCCTCCCCCTGCCCACCTTGGAATGGGTCAAGCCCTCCCTGGTGACCTACGACCCTCGGGTGCAGCGCCCCGAGGAAGCCAAGAAGCTCATCGACATCACCGACAACTTCGAGCCGGCAGCTCTCAACGTCGTTTCGCTAAGTCGGCGCAAGAACGGTGTCCTGGTGTGCTTGGACGGACAGCACCGACTGAAGGCCGCCGTGGCCAACGGTTACGACGACCCGATCCACGCGGCCGTCTTCGAGGGCCTGACGATGCAGCAGGAGGCCAAGCTTTTCCGCCTGCTCAACAACACCACCAAGGTCGGGGCCATGGCTCTCTTCAACGTTGCCGTGACGGAGAAGCAACCGCAGGCCATCGCCATCCAGGCCATCCTTGACCGGCATGGCCTGGTGATGAACAACGGCGACTTCGCGGCCATCTCGACCGCACGTAAGATCGTCGAAGTCCACGGTGTGCAGGCACTGGACTGGTCGCTCCAGGTCATCCTCACCACGTGGGGTAAGGGCAAGCAGACGCTCGATGGGCGCGTGCTGGAGGCCCTCGCGATGCTGTACACCCGCAGCCACGAGATCATCGACACCGAAAGCCTGACCGAGAAGATGACCCAGGTCCCGCAGGGCCTGCACGGTCTGCTCGGCAAGGCGCGGACGGTGCGTGAACTCAAGCGCGGGCGCATCCAGGTGTGCCTCGTCGAGGTCCTCATCGGCCTCTACAACTCCGGCAAGCGCAAGAACCTGCTGCCGGAGTGGGTACGCTAGCTCCCGCCGAGGTCGGGAACCCAAGGCGCCGGCCCCCGTTGAGCAATGAGGCAGCAGGACGGGGGCCGGCTTTGTGGATCTTTCGTCCCGCGCGGTACCGGCACGTTGCTGGCTAAGCGAGAGCGGGGAAGCCCCACCAAGCAGGCCGCGTCGAGAAAGATCCACAAAGCCGGCCCCCGCTGACCTAGCTACAGCGGGGGCTGGTTTCTGTCGCACCCCTCCTGTACCGTCCGGATCACCGGGGTAGGAGGGGGTCACATGGACTGCATGGTCTGCCTGGAGCCGCTGGAGCCAGGCATCCAGCACAACACCGGGGTGCACCCGCTGTGCGACTCGTACGGTCCTGAGGCCGAGGCCGTGAACCGGCACCTCAAGCAGACCCTGACCGAGATCATCCACTGGGCGAACGAGAACTCGCCGCGCAGTCTCCAGGCTAAGATAGGCCCGTCCGAGCTGGGCACGCCCTGTGACCGCAAGATGGCCTACAAGCTGGCCAACAACCGCGAGATCAACAAGCGTCGCGACCCGTGGCCCGCCATCGTCGGTACCGGCATCCATCACTGGCTGGAAGACGCGGTCAACAAGTTCCAAGCGCACCACGGACTGACGACGTATCTGACCGAGCAGGAGCTGGTCATTGATCCGTTGGTCCTCGGCCACACCGATCTCTACGAAACCAGCGGCACCGTGGTCGATTACAAGTCATCGGGGCCAGACGTTCTCAAGAAGATCGTGCAGCACGGACCGCCGGCCGGGTACCGGATCCAGACCCAGCTCTACGGCAAGGGCCATATCGACGCCGGCCGCAAGGTCAAGCACGTCGCTCTGGTGTTCTTGCCCCGAGCGGGCTGGCTGTCCGGCATGTACGTCTGGTCGGATGTCTACCGGCCCGAGATCGCGGAGCGCGCGCTGGCCCGCATGTACTCGATTGGCCGTGGACTGATCGCAGCCGACGTGGCCAACAATCCCGACATCTACGAGCGGATCCCGGCCGCGTCTGACCATTGTGGATGGTGCCCGTACTACCTGAGGGAGGGTTCATTGACCGGAGCCAGTGCCGACGGATGCCCGGGAGCCGAATGATCCTGTCGACGGAATACCAGGATCTACTTCTAAGACTAACGAGGCACTTCAGAAAACATGGCGTACCTGATGCTATTCAAATGCTGAAGGTGCAAGAAGAAACAGGGGAGGTCGCCGAGGCGTACATAGGATTTCTAGGTCTCAATCCACGCAAAGGCGTTACTCATACGCCATATGAAGTAAGCATGGAACTGGCCGACATAGTCATTACGGCTCTCGTGGCCATAGTGATGATGGGCTTCAGTCCCGACGAAGTCCTGGCCCATCAAATGATTAAAGCGGAAGACCGGCTGAACGAAGCAGCGGACAGTGAACAAGGAGTGTGAGTAATGGGTTTTGACGATGACGATGTCGCCGATGACTTCATGGGCGGGGGAGCCAAGAGCTTCCCGTTCGACAACCCGGGCGACACGGTCACCGGGAAGATCCTGTCCATCAAGAAGCGCCAGCAGACGGACATGAAGACCGGCGAGCCGAAGGTCTGGGCCAACGGTGACCCGCGCTGGATGTACACGATCACCTTGCAGACCGACCTCCGCGAGGACGAGTTCGACGACGGCCAGCGCACGATCAACGTGAAGTGGAAGTCCCAGCGCGCGGTCCAGGACGCTGTCCGGGCGGCCGGGGGCAAGAAGCCGGAGATCGGTGGCTTGCTCAGCCTGAAGTACGTCCGCGACGGTGCGGCCGAGCGCGGACAGGTCCCGCCGAAGGAGTGGGCGGCCATGTACCGGCTGCCCGAGATCAACCAGGCGGACGAGTTCATGAGCGGGCCGCCGGCTCCAGCGCCGTCGCGTCAACCGGAACAGCGTATGGCCGACCACCACGGCAACCCGCAGGGCGAGCCGCCAGCCTGGGCCCAGCCGCCACAGGGCAGTGTGGGCGCGCGGCCGGGGTCGAGCACCTTGGACTCGATGCGCTCGGCCCCGCAGGGCAGCGCAGGCGAGCGGGATCAGTTCGGCTTCTGAGACACCGACGGCCCCCGGGGATCGCTACCGGGGGCCGTCCTGCGTGTCGGAGAGAGAGTCAACGACTCGCTCAGGTTACCGGGTGCGCCCCCTGGTGTCACAAGGCCCGGCCGGTCTATCGTCTTGCCAGACCTGATCGAAAAAAGAGGGCCAACCCCAAGTCAGGCCGACCGGGTTGACCCTCTCAACACCACACCAAGGGGTGACAGTGCCAGACCAGACGGCCATCGGTCAAGGGTTCATGAATATCGCCACGCCGTGGCATGCCGGCGGGTTCTCCGTCATACCGATCAAGCCGGACGGCACCAAGCGTCCCGCGGTCCGCTGGGCGGACTTCATGACCACCCGGATGACCGACCAGCAAGTCGATAGCTGGTGGGCCGGCGGCTCGGACTACGGGGTCGCCGTGATCTGCGGCGCGGTCTCGGGCAACGTCGAGATGCTGGAGCTGGAGTCGGCCGCGACCGATGCCGAGAGTCTGTTCGCCATCCAGCAGCAGTGTCGGCTGGTGGGGATCGAGCATCTCTGGGATGAGCTGAGCTTGACCGGATACGCCGAGATGACCCCCACCGGCGGCTTGCACATGATCTACCGAATCTCGGACCACGAAGTGCCGGGCAACGAGAAGGTCGCCCAGGCTGAAGACCTGAAGACCTTGGCCGAGACGCGCGGCACCGGCGGGTACTCGATCGTCGCGCCGACCGATGGCCGCTGTCACGCCTCGGGCGAGCCCTGGGTCACCGTCTCGGGCGTGCAGGGACAGGTCCGGTCGATCACCTGGGAACAGCGCTGCGCCATTCACCGGGCCATCAAGACGGCTCTGGACCGCGCGCCCGAGCGCTTGCCGGCCCCGCGCTATGACCCGCCGGTGACCTCGCTGTCCGAGGAGCTACGGCCGGGCGACGACTTCAATGCTCGCGGCAGCTGGGCCGAGATCTTGGAACCGCACGGCTGGCAGGTCTTCCGCCATCAGGGCCAGACGACGTACTGGACACGCCCCGGCAAGGACCCGCGCGAGGGCCACTCCGCAACCACGGGACGGTCGGCCACAGGCGACCGCATGTACGTCTTCTCCAGCTCGACCGGACTGCCGGTCGAGGAGCCGATGACCAAGCTCTGGGTCTATGCCTTCTACAACCACGGCGGCCAGTTGATCCCGGCCGTGCGCGAGCTAGCCCGCCTCGGTTACGGCACGATCCGCGACAAGGTCAGCTACGACGATTGGTCCACGAGCCCAGCCCCTGCTCCCGCTCCAGTACGTACGGGTGTCATCCAGGAGGTAGAATCTCCTGGGGACGTACCCCTCGTACTGTTCGATCGCACGGAGACTGACGTGGGCAACGCGCAACGACTGGAGGCGAAGGCGAAGGGCACATTCGTCTTCGACCACACGTCGCGCCGCTGGCTGACCTACGACGGGCACTGCTGGCGGTTCGAGGACAGCGAACTGATCGTCGAGCTGGCCCAGAGCATTGGCCAGGACATCGTTGCCGAGGGCGAAGCGATGTTTGCGGCAGCAACGAACGTCCAGGAACGCCGAGCAGCCAAGCGACACCGCGACTACGGCATGACCTCCCAGAGCGACGGGAAGATCCGATCCATGGTTCGCCAGGCCGCCTGCCTGCGCTCGATGGCCGCGACCCAAGAGATGCTCGACCAAGCTCAGGGCGTGCTCAACCTGCCGAACGGTCTGCTCGATCTCCAGGAGCACACGATCGAGGCCAACAAGCCCGAGCACATGATGACCATGCGGTTCGGTGCCCAGTTCGATCCGACCGCGGCCTGCCCGAAGTTCGAGCAGTTCATGGCGCAGGCTTTCCCGGACGTGCCGACCCGTGAGTACGTCCAGCGGGCGCTGGGCTACACGCTGACCGGTGCCAGCAACGAGCGGACGTTCTTTCTGCTTCACGGCCCCAGTGGTACCGGCAAGTCCACGCTGACCAACCTGATGGCCCGGATGTTCGGCGACTACGGGCACACGGCCAACGAGACGGTGTTCAAGCAGAGCCAGAATGACAGCTCGACCAGCCTGCACGAGCTGCGCAAGAAGCGCTTCGTGGCGACGTCCGAGCTGCCGCGCGACGCCAGCCTGAACGAGAACTTGCTCAAGCGGATCACTGGTGGCGACCCGATCAACTCCCGCACCCTGTACCAGCGCGAGCAGGTCTGGCAACCCGAGTGCGTGATCTTCGTAGCCACGAACTTCCTCCCGCGCATCAGCGGGGACGACGATGCGCTCTGGCGCCGGGCCAAGGTCATCGAGATGAACACGCCCTTCATCGGCAAGGGCGAGATCCGCGACATGGCCGATCGGCTGTACCGCGAGGAGTCCTCAGGCATCCTGAACTGGCTGCTGGCCGGGCTCAAGGCGTACCAGGAGCGCGGCCTTGCGGAGCCGGAGTCGCTGTTGTCCGCGACCGAGCGGTACCGCAACGAGGCCGACCCGATCGCGACCTTCCTGGCCGAGCTGGTCGACGAGGGCGTCCTGGTCCGGGCGCCGGCCGAGATCATCCCGGTGGGCACGGTCTACGAGCTGTACCGGGCCTACGCCCACACCAACGGATACGGCCAGTTCAGCAAGCAGCGGGTGAGCGCTCGACTCAAGGTGCTCGGGCACGAGAGCTTCAAGCAGTCCGGCCGGCAGGTCTACCGCGGGCTTGGGCTGCGGACGCAGGTGAATGAGTTCATGCTGAGAGCATGACCGTAGCCCTGCTGTTCCTGATCTTCGCGTTCGTGCTCTTCGTCCTGGCCGGCATCAACGTGTCGACGCCTCGGCTGTCCCTGGGTTGGCTCGGCATGGCCTGTCTGACTGTGGCCATCTGGCTGATCCCAGTTTTGAAGTAAGCTTGAGCGGCCTTCGATGCGCAAAAGGCCCCCTCGGGAAAATTTTCCGGGGGGACCTCGCGAGGTTAGATCGATCTATGGAAATGCTTGACCCTTAGCCTCGTGCATCCACTTGTGGGCGAACAGATCCGCGAGGTCGGGCTTGATGTCTGCAACCACCTGATCGCCGGCATGGACCTGGACGATCCGGTACGGGACGAAGAAGACCTGGCCGCAGAGCCTGCACTCCCACTCGACGACCGGATCGCGCCTCACGACGGAATGCCGGCCTTACCGTGCTCGGTTGGCCATTCCCCGGTCGCCTTGTGGTGCAGGTTGGCGCACAGGCCCTGGGGATTCTTCGGGAAGTACTTCGAGAGGAGCGCAACGCAGCGCCGGAAGCTCCCGTCCGTGCCCCACCCGATCTTGGCTGCGCCGGCCCCGTGGGTCCAGTATGCCATGAGCCGGTGCGTGTCGCCCGGGTGCGCGACCTCGCCGGGCGATACGAACTCCGTGCAGGGTGCTCGGGTCGCCCACTGCTTGCGGGCGAGGTCAACGCTCGGGCGGCCAGCCATACGATCAAGGTACTACTGACTGGCCTTCATCTTGTGGATCAGCGCCTGGACTGGTGCAACGGCCTTGTAGATCTCGTTGAACTCCTCGTCGGTCGGCAGGCGCAGGCCGAGGTCCTCGTCGAACATGCAAATGCCAACGCAGCCCCAGCAAATCGTGACGTCACCCGGCTTGGGTCCATCCCCCTGCTGGATGAGTTCGGCGTGCACGTCGAGCACCTTGGCACAGTACGGGCAGGCGGCGTGCCCCTCGTGCTCGAACTCAGTCAGCTCCATCGGTCTCCTTGAGGCGTTCCAGGAGTGCCGCGTCCTGCTCCACGATGCGGTTACCGATCTCGTGCACCTGGAGCATGTGCAGCTTCTTCTTGGTCGTCACGATCATCGCTTCGATCGACTTGCGGACCTCGCGATGCATCTTGGCTGCGCCTACGAAGTAGGAGTGGGTCTCGGCAATCTGAGGCTGTGCGGCGACCGCGTCCTTGTGCTTCTTGATCTCCCGCAGAACGTCCTGGAGCGCGAGCAGATAGCCGTCGACATAGGCCATTTGAGTCTCGCGAGCACGCGTAGCTGGCAGCGCAATCATGCCCTTGAGCGAGGTCATGTCATCGTCTTGGAATTCCATTCCGCGTCCCTTCTGTCTGCGCATGGCCATGCTCGGCCGCACCATTGACAGCTCCCGTGTTCTTCGCCGCCGTGACGCTCGGCGATTCGCTGTAAACGCATCAGGAGGCCCAGTGCTTCTCCTCTGAGGTGCAGCAGACGCTCATTCAACGTGCCGATCAGTACGGCGGCCTTGTCGGCTGCCTCGCGCTGGACAGTGACCTCGCTTTCCAGTCGAAAGATCTCGTTCTCTAGCTGGTGCTCGTAGTCCATCAGCGCCGCACCTTCCGATAGGACCCGTTGTATTCGAGCGCGACTTCCTGGCCGTAGTCCCGCTCCCACGATGGGCTGATGGGGTAGGCGTTCAGCTTGATACAGCGCTCGATGTAACGTATCCAGCGCCATTCAAGGCGCGCAGCTCGGGCCTTCTTCATGCGGGCCATTCGGCGATCCCCTTGTCGGTGTCGTAGACCAGCCAGGACTTCTGCTTGTCGTAGTTGGGCGACTCGGCCGCCTGTGGGTTGCAGTCCAGGCCGTGTACCTCGGTCTCCCAGTCCACGTTGATACCGATGACGTCCATGTACCGGTAGTGCAGGTGGCCGTGGAAAAACAGCTCGGGCTTGAGTTGGTTGACCGCGCGCTGGAGCCGCCGCTGGTTCGGCAGGCACTCCTCGTAGTCCTTGCGGTTCCAATCGGGCTGGGACCAGAGCGGTTTGTCGTGGGCCAGGATGATGTCGACCGCGTCCGGCTGAGTATGGGCCAGGATCTGCTCCATGTCGCCGTCGGTCATCTGCTCGTTGGAGAACCAGAGCCATTCGGACTTGCCGCGCTTGGCTTCTTCCTTGACCCGCCAGCCCTTGTCCACGCTGTATGCGCCACCGAGGGCAATGAATTCCTTGCCGCCCCAGTTCCATTGATGGCCGCGGGGCGCGTAGCGAATGTGCTCGAAGACGACGCCGATGCCCTCATCGTTGAAGTCGTACTCGTGCAGGTAGAAACCCTCGTCGTCCTGCGCCTGCGGGGTGCGGAAGATCGGTGCCATGTTGTCATGGTTGCCGTCGAGGAAATAGACCTCGATCCGCATGGCTTTGGCGTGTTTGTCGACCTGAGCCAGGAAGTCCTGGCCGCTCTTCATGTGTGGCCAGTACCCGAAGTCACCGAGCACAAAGATCCGGTCGCAGTCATTGCGTCGGGCGGCAGCCAGCGAGGACCGGATGTACATGAGGTCGCCGTGGCTGTCGCCGGTGAACAGGATGCGCACTATTTCGTCGGCCTCTCTGGTGGCTTGCCGCCGGGCTTGACCGGCACCAGCGGACTCTTCGGGTTGGTGAAGGGCTTAGCCGGCTTCGGGTCGGGCTTCGGCTTCGGTTCCGACTTGGGCATGATTAGACCTCGATCCCGTAGCAGTCCTTGGCCCACCGACGGGCCGCGTCCCGAGCTGCGCTCCAGGACTCCCCGCGGTCCTGGCGAACCTGTGCAGCTCGCAAGGTGGCCAGGGCGTACAGGCCGACCGGCGCCTGGGGCTTGCTCGGGGCGAGCGGATTGGCGGACATCGCGTCGCAGGGCATCCCTTCCCAGCGCACCAGGTCCTCCAGCGACATGCCGAGCTTCGCCAGTACGCGGCCGGCCAAGCAGTCCGCCCGGCCGTTCCGGACGTACAGGCACGAGCCGAACTCGACCCGGCCCTGGTATGTGAAGTCCTCGCCGGCCTCGGCCACGACCGTGTCGATCGCGGCGAGGACGTTGCGAACCTGGATCTCGTCCTCGGGTTCCAGGGTCTCCACGTCACCGTCTCGTGGGTAGGCCTTAGGTCCTGGAGTAGTGGTAGCTTCCATCCCCTCACTCTACAGGGGTACGTACCCGGCACACAAGACACACGTACCCAGCACACAAGGAGCAGGCTCGCAGGACAACACTCCTCCTACAAAGATCATCTAGCACCCCCTCTGACCTGCGGAAAGGACAAAAGGAGGAAAGGACTAATTCTGTGGGAGTATCTCTACAGATAAATAGATGAAGTTAAGATCACCCATGCATTTTTCAATCAGGAGGAGTTTAGGAGAATCCTGTCCTTTCCCTCCTCCAGTCCTTCCTTGACACCCCTACGTACCCGGTCTACACTGAGACACGGACCGAGGGGCGCCCCGAAGGTCCGAGCGATCAGGCCCGCGCCTTGGCCTCCAGCTCATCGAGCTGGGCCAGCACGATGGCCGCCGGGTCCACGCCATGCAGGGGGTCGTCGTCCTGCTCATCGGTCCGCGGGGGCGTGCCCAACCGGTACAGCGAGGTCAGCTCCTTGAGCACCCGGACCCCGATCTCCGCCCAGCGCGGGTCCGGCGGCCGGCCTTCTTCCTCGGCGCGGGCAACATGCGTGCGGACCAGGGCGTACAGGCTCTCGTAGCGCTCGATGATGAGCGCCCGGACCATGGGCTGCGCCTGGTAGAGCTGCTCCTCGTCGACCTTGCGCGGTTCGACCGGGTTCATGGACGTCATGCAGACAGTCCAACATGCAGGTCCGAGCTGAACATGCATGTTGTAAATAATATGAATTGATATAAATGTTCAAGAAAGGTAGGACAGGTCCGGATTTTCGCGAGCGGCCGATGACTCAAGTACGCATTGAAGAGGAGTCATGGCCAGGAGAGCATCCGGATAGCGTCCGGGGGGTGGCTGTCCGCTACCCTGCCCATTCAACAAACCGAAAAGCCCCTTGCCCAGGGCCAGGGAGGCCTGGGTACCCGGGTCAGAGGGGGCAAGTCGGACATGAGAGGTATGAGGGACATGAGAGTAATGTCCGATTCGTGAAGACAGACTGGCCCCTTGGTTTCACGTGAAACAGGGAGGGTCGCTCATGCGCCAGGCCTGCCCGGGTGGAGAGCCCTACCCATGGTGGCAGGGGTACGTACCCGTAACGCAAGAGTACCCCGGGGAGCGAGGACCCGTCAAGGCCCCTGCTCCCCGGGGTACGTGCTGCTCAGGCGTGCGTGGTCGCCGGCACCGTGGCCATACCACGGACCGTGTCCCAGGCCGTCGGGTCGAGCCCGAGCAGCTGGCGGTCGGTCAACAGCGCCAGGCTGTCCAGGCGGACCCGTGGGATCTTGCGCGCCCACGTGCCGCCCCGTACCAGCGTCTCCGTGCCCACGAACACGCTGTCGAACTGTTCGACCGGGCGCCACAGGCCCACCCGGGGTGTGACCCCGGGCAGCCGGATGAGGTCCGGCCCGTTCTGCTTGCCGATGTAGCTGACCAGGACGTGCGTCCGCGCGTCGTTGATCTCGTGCACGCGGTACACGCTGCGCACGGTGCCCTCCCAGGGGTTGAATGCCAGCCCGAGGAACGGCGCGTCGTGCTCAATCTGTGCACTCATGTCGAGTGCCTCCCTTCATCCTCTCGACCGTCGAGAGGCGACCGGGCACCGTCCACATGAGACGGTGCCCGATCGTCAGGCGACGGTCAGCGGTAGCCCTAGCTGGTTGATCGGCGCGCCCGGCACCACGACCGGCAGCCACCGTTGCGCCTGCCACTCGTAGTAATCGTCCCGGTACGCGTCCCACGCGTCCTGTACGGCTTCCCAGGACAGGTCGGCGGCGTAGCCGCACTCAGGCAGTCGGCTATGCCGATCGTCCTTCATACGCGCCTCAATCAACTCATAGTCGAGCAGTGTGTCCACGTCACCGTGCGCACGCTGCGCGTCCCTGAGTGCAAGGTCCAATGTCTTGAACCACGCCTCGGTCTCCCGCTCGAAATAGTCCGACTCATCGAGAATCGGGTATTCCGCCATGGCCAGGGCACATGCCACGGCCTCCCTGAATGCGGGGGTGTAGTCCCCGCTGTCGTCCCGGACACGCACCATGAGTTGCCGCACGCTGCCGTGCGCCCAGTGATTCATGGACGCGTCTTCGACGTCGTCCCCGCGCGCCTCGCTGGCACCGGTTTCGTCATGGGCGACCGCGCCTTGCAGCGCGGCCAGCATCGCGTGATAGTTACTCTCCGCGAGGACGTCGTCCCCGCGGTCGGCCCACGACGCCACGTGTCCGTGCGTCGTGTACCAACGGTCGTCCCAGGCTGCGAAGTCGCTCGGCCGCTTCAGTGCTTCGGCCGCGTACTCCGCGAGCGTGTCCGTGTCGATATCTGTGGGTCGCATGCGACCCTCCCTTCCGCTCCCCTCGACCGTCGAGAGGCAGCACGGGCACCGTCCACAGGAGACGGTGCCCGACTGTCAGCCGACGGTCACTTGGCTGCGTTCAGGCACTTGACCTTGCCCTTGTCCTGCACGGTCTTGGCCGGGCAGTCCGCAATACCGACCACCCACACGATCCATCCCTCGCGGTCGCTGCCCGTGGTGCACGGGTGGACCGGGCCACGACCCTGTCCGTCTGCGCACCGCGGGAACGTCGAGACGTCTTGGATGTCCGTGTTCTGGACCTTCGGCGCGTGGCTCTGGCATCCGGCCGGCTGAGTCGCTCCAGCGAGCACGACCACCAGGGCCAGCAGCATCTTGACCATGATCTTGACTCCCTTCCCTCTCGACCGTCGAGAGGCGACCGGGCACCGTCCCCTGTGGACGGTGCCCGATCGTCAGGCGACGGTCACAGCCACCGATGGTTGAGCGCGAATCCCCCGTCCGGGTGGATCGTGGCCGGATCGTACACGCGCAGTCCGTTGGTGTGAGCGTTACTCGGGCAACGGTGGGGCCCGTCGTCCTCGCCGGTGCACGGGTGCCCGTTGGGCCACAGGGCCCGGGAGAGGCTGTATACGACATGGAACCCCATGTCCATGCCACACCCACCCACAACCACCCCGTAGTGCTTCGGGTGGATCTTCATGTCGAGCGCTCGCGCTGTCAGGTGCGTGACGTTGTACAGGGCCCGGTCCCCCAAGATCACAGTGCCGATCACGTGGGTGCCCGACGCGCTTGTGTGGTGCCGGATGGTGTACACCGTGTCGCCCGGTCGCAGGTATCCCCGGAGCGCGTGCAACGCCTCTTCGCGTTCCGCGTCCCTGCGTGCCTGCTCTGCCTTGCTGGCCATCGCTGGCCTCCCTTCATCCTCTCGACCGTCGAGAGGCGACCGGGCACCGTCCACAGGAGACGGTGCCCGATCGTCAGGCGACGGTTGCGTCCTCCGCGGCTTCAAGGTCCTCCGCGGCTGCCTGGTCTAGCTCACGACAGATGACCCGCACGATGCGCCGCGCGATGCGGTACAAGCGCAGTTGCGCTTGCTCGGTGAAGTCCTCGCCGTCCGTATACCACGATGACGGGCTAGGACCAGTGATCCCACCGTCAACTTGCCACCCGGCTAGGTCCGCGAAGACCCGCCACACTTCGTACGTGTAGACCGGTACGGCTTCACCAGCCGTCTCCACCCGATCCACCGTGTCGTCGTGCTGTTCCGCCCACGTCCACGCTTCTAGCGCACTGTCCCGGACCTGTCGGAGCCATACGGCCCCGGCACTATCGGGCCGGTCGGGCGAGCCACAGTCACCGTAGGAGAGCCCGCTCAGGTCCCACGGGCTTGCCGTGTGAATGGCTTCATGCGCCTGCTGTGTCTTCGGTCCCATCAGGGGACCTCCCTTCATCCTCTCGACCGTCGAGAGGCGACCAGGGCACCGGCCACAAGGGACGGTGCCCGATCGTCACGGGCGGTCGGTACGGTCGCGCTCCAGCCGCTGTATAGCGGCTTCGATGAGCCAGGTCGTCCGCGTCTGGTACCGCGCGGACGCTGCCGCATCGATCATGGCCACAAGATCAGGGTCCATAAGTAGCTCGACCTTCGGCTTGCGTACGGGCGTTGTCATGATGGCCACCTTACACCATCATGGCAATGTCCGGCTGTGATCCCTCTGAGAAGGTCACAGCGACCGGCGCCGGGTCGGTGTAGGGAACACCAGCCCGGCCCCGTGAACGTGGCCTACGAGGCCGTACAGGGGGCTGCACGGGCTCCTCGGCCACGGGAACCGGGTCCGGCTCGGCCACGGGGGCCGGGTCGGGCTTCGGTGCCGGTACGGGGTCCGGCGCCACCGTCTCGACCAGAGTCGGGACGGTGGTTGCCACGTCAACAACCGACGCGGCCTCGCGCCGCTCGACACGCTCCTCGCGGCGCGCGTCCAGGTAGCGCTTGGACGGGTGAAACAATGCCTCGACAGTGATCAATGTTGCCACGGCGTAGACAGCCGCGATGACCATGGCGATCGGACCGCGCGTGTACGCGGACGCCACGTTGAACGCGAGCGTCATGCCCGCGCCCAACCACATGCCGAACACAGCCCAGAATCGGGGCTTGTACCCTCGCAGCACGTCCACGGCGCAGAGCGCCGTGCACGCGAGCATCATGCCGTCCACGGCCACCGGCAGCCAGGCCGCTGACGGCTCTCGGACTTCCCGGGCCACGTCTACGATGTGACCCCATGACGCTCGACCGGTCACTGCAGCCACGGCCACGGTAAACGCGATTGCTGCGGCGGTAAGCATTGCCACCCGGTAGCGCACGAACCACGGTTCGCGCGCGCTTGGCTCGGCCATCGCTGGCCTCCCTTCATCCTCTCGACCGTCGAGAGGCGACCGGGCACCGTCCACATGAGACGGTGCCCGATCGTCAGGCGACGGTCAGACCTGGCAGTACGGGTTGCTGCAACCACACTCCTCATCGTGAGGCGAGACGCTTTCCGCCTGCCACTGCACGCTGTACGCGAGGCCTAGGTCGTGGTCACCCTCGTACCCCGGGGTCGATCCGTACACCGTGCCCTGCCCGGTGAAGTTGACCGACTCGCCTTCCGGCTTCAGGCACCGGTTCGACCATTCGATGAGCGCGCGGACTGTCTCCGTCCCCGCCTCCTCGGCCAAGTCATCCTCGCCGCGTTCCCGCTCTTCAGCCAGGTACAACCAGGCATCGGCCGCCGTGTCGAACGTGGGCGGGTCGTCGTCCATCGGGAGGTACCCCGGAACGTTGATGATCGCTACGTACGGCATGGTCATGCTCCCTTCCCTCCCGACCGTCGAGAGGCGGCGTGCCCTGGTCCAATGTGGACCAGGGCCACCGTACCTAGACGGTCAGTCCCCGGCCGGCGCGTCCCACTCGGCCGCGTAGGCGCACCATTCGTCGGTGTCGCTCACGACCGGGCAGCCATCCTCTGCGCGGACGTACAGGATGAAGCGCGGCGTGTGGGCGCCGCGCGTGCGGTTGCCCATCGTGTCGCCATCCCACAGGCACGGGTACGTGCCGTCGGGCCCCTGTCCGTACTCGTGCTCACACGGCTGGTACGCGTTCAGTCCATCGGTCACCGTGTGCACGGTGTCCACCGGCGCCGGCCGCGGGGCCGGATGCGGTCGCCGAGTGGCCGCAATGCCGATCTCGCCGGTGATGATCGCCGTGACCACCAGGGCCACGATCCCCACCGTCTTGCCGACCTTGCGCGCCTTGATCTTGCTGGCCATCGCTGGCCTCCCTTCATCCTCTCGACCGTCGAGAGGCGACCGGGCACCGTCCACAGGAGACGGTGCCCGATCGTCAGGCGACGGTCAACGCTTCCCGCTTGCCGCATGACCAGCAGGCCTTGCCCACTACCAGGTCATACCAGTCGTGGGCATCGCCGGCCTCGCAAAAGGCGAGGCTTTCCAGGTCGACCACGTACAGGTCGACGACCGATGCGTACCAGTAGTCATCCTGTTTGGCGTCGTCGAGTCGCACGGTGACCTTGCCGTCCCGGCCGCCGGCCGTAGCCTGGTCACAGCGGACCAACACCCCGGGTTCGCTCCGGAATGTGGTAACCGGATCGCCGACGGCGACCGGCTGAAGCGTCTGCCTGTTGTGCGCTTGCAGCCCCATGGCTGCCTCCCTTCACCCTCCCGACCGTCGAGAGGCGGCACGGACCGGGACACGCGCCCCGGCCCGACCGTGACTGACGGTCAGACGTACTGTTCTCGGATGCGGTCAATGGCTGCCTGGTATCCCTCCAGGAAAGCCGCGTGTGCTTCAGCGCTCTCCTCTTCGTTCGGTCCGGCCGCCTCAATCTCGGCCAGAGCCTCCTCCAGGTTGGAGCACACGTCCTCATCCAGGAACGTGGATGGTTCGACTAGCTCCTCGATCGCGTCCTTGACCCCGTCAAGGTCCAGATCCTCCAACAAGGCTTTCGCCTCGTTGGCGGCCTCGATCGCGGCGCGAATGTCGTCCATGTCCATGGTGGAACCCCTTCCGTTCTCGCCCCGACCGTCGGGGCGTGAGTGGCGGTGGGGGGGAATCGAACCCCCCTCGGCGAGCGCTTCCAACCGGGGAAGAAACGGTGTGGTTGACCATCCCGTCAGGCGACCGCCCGACTCTGTGGCTGTCTCGCGTTGCTACCTATAGCCGCGCCATGTGGGCCGGTCTCCCTGCCCTCTACTATCAGTATACCATACTGATGCTGTCCTGTCAACCTCCGGGTGGACCGGGACCGTGGTTTCACGTGAAACCACGGTCCCGGTGAGTGCGGATTACGCGGACTTGGCCGCCTGCCCGGCATGGTGCTTGGACTTCACCACGTCGTCCTTGGCTGGTTGCCGGCCGGCCGCCTTGTCCTGCGCGATGCGCCGTTCAGCCTCGCGCGCCGCGCGCATGTGGTACTCGTATTCCGCATCGTTCCTGGCCATCGCTGGCCTCCCTTCCCGACTGCCGCACGGGCCGTGCGCCCGTGCGGTCAACGCGTGGACCGGGCGCGTGTCCCGGTCCCACGTTGATCAACCGCGGATGTAGTTCCCGGCCGCGCGGTGATCTTGGATGCTGCCACCCAAGTCACGCAGCCAGTCCGCGCGCCACCCGATCGCGTCGACCGGGAGGGCCAGATACTCGGCGAGGATGCGATCCTCAGCTTCACGCTGGTACTCCCGGCACTGCCGGTGATGCTCGGCTTGCGCCGCGCTGGCCGGCCGCTCGACACCCGCGGCGCGCAAGCGCTTGTAGATGTCGCTGACACTCTCGACGATCATGGCTTCCTTCCCCCGCTCGGACCGCCCGAGCGGTCAACGCGTGGACCGGGCGCGTGTCCCGGTCCCACGTTGATCAGAAGCCTGCGCGACGGCTGTCCCGCTCGCCTCGGTCTTCCCGCGGCTTGCGCGTCTTGCCGTCGCTCTTGCAGATGCACGGGTCATTGATGCACCGCGCACACAGGCCCGCGTAGAACGGGTCCGGGTGCGGAGTGAACATGATCAGTGTCATGGCTGCCTTCCCGGGAGCGACCGTCGCTCCCTCCATCTACTATCAGTATAGCATCCGGATGGTGTCCTGTCAAGTCAGCTCCTCGGGCTCGACCCGACGGCCTGGGACACGGTCCGTGGTATGGCCACGGTGCCGGCGA